AATAAAACGTCTTTCATTATCAATAATAATATTATTATCACTTAATTCTAAAGATCCTCCTGTTCTAATACTAAATTGTATTCTATCATATTCATCCATGTCATATAATAATGAATGACCAAGTGCACTATTTGATATATTTATAGAATAATCTTTTAAATTACTTATATTAGAATCTTTAATTTTTGGATTAGCCGAACCAGAAGGCCAATTTTCATTTAATCTGAAATGATAAATAAGATTAGTTTGTGAATCAGTAGAACTATTACCCACAACACTTTTCTTATCATATATATGTTGTTTAAATTTAGATGCACTTAATGGATACTGCCAAGTTCTAAATTCTGCAATTGAACCTGTATATGTTTCACCAATAACTAAATTACTTCCACTATCGACATGTCTACTACCAGTTCCTATCCAGTTTGCAGCACCTGAAACGTAGCTTATACCACCAAGAGACATTGAAACTATTTGTAAAGTTTTTATTTTATCATTAGATTGTTCACCAACGGCAAGTTGATATGAATGACTTGTAAGTAAATTAACACCCGAACCAGAAGGACCAGAAGTTCGTTGTAGTAAAACATTCCAAAATCTTTGATTTTTAAACTCATGATAATCAGTGGACATTGAAACTCTATTACCAACAACTCCTAACGATTCTGACCCCTGTAGTGTATTATTTAATCTAAATTGTAATCTTGATTTTATGCTAGTACTAGCAGATGGTTCTAATATAATATCCCATAATGAACCAGATGAAAGACTTCCACTACTATGTAATATAGTTTGTGTGTTAGTTCCTTTTACTGGTTTAAATACAAATTCAACAGCGTCCGCGGTTACACTATCTCTTCTCCATTCTGTTCCAATTTTTCTATTCGGAGAATCAATAATATAAGAAACCAGTTTATCTTTTTTGGTTGTAAAAGATTGATTTCCAGAAGTTCCTCCCAGTCCATCTAAATTATTTGAAACATCATCTGATAATGTAGAGGTGTCGGATGATTCCATGGAAGCCCCATGTTCTCTTAACTTTAATATATCAGCTGGAAATCCATATGAATTTAATAACGCTCTAATACTATTCTTAGTTCCTTTTGTTTTATGCATATAATTGATATTATTAATAATATTTCTCCAAATATTATTTTTAATAACATTAGCGCTATTTACATCAGATATAGAAGATCCATAATATTTACTAAGATTTCCATCTTCCTTTTTACCAAATGGAATCATAAATTGCCAATTATATTGATTAGCTAATACTGGAAGTAAATTATCTGGAACTGAATTTATTTTATCATATTCTTTTTTAAAAAATAAATTATAATTGTCAGTATAATTCTTAATTATATCAAAATGTTCTCCCATCAAATTAACAAATTTTCTAAAAGTAACATTATCCATTTTAGTATCATTTTGTAAAAATTCAGGTAAGCTATTTATCAAACTATGTGGATTATCTCTATCATAAGATGATGCAGAAGCATATTGATCGCCATACCAACTTTTAAAATCTGATGAACCTGTCGCTTTTATTTCTGCAAATGGATTAAAATTAGACGGATTATATTTCGTTATTTTTATATCTGTTAAATAAGATGAAGTAACATTAGTACTATAATCAGTATTTATATAAATTCTAAATAATTCACCAGATGGTATAACAGAACCTGTAATTGGTACTCCACTTGATGTAACTGTTGTTGCTAAATTAGAATATCTGCTACCAAATGTAACAGCATGAGAACCGGTTTTATCGGACATATTAAATATATCTATTTCACTTGAACCTTTAGTAAAATCAGTTATACTTCCAGGTGCACCAATAATTGGATTAGTAGAATGTGGTGTCCAATAAGATGAAGATGCATGATAAATATATCTTTGCCATGAACCAGATTTAATATTTGGTGTTAAAACAGAACTTGAATATAAAGTATCAAATGGTAATTTTGGTATATTTTCTTCTTGATAATTTTCCCAAACTATATTACCGTTGGCACTCTCATCACCTTTCATTAAAAATGATAGATAAAATGAACCACTCCAATTATAAAATGGTTTATCTTCTACTTTATATTTATCTTTAAATAATTCAATTTGACCATTGCCTGTAATTGAACCAGAAGCCAAATGAACTAAACTAAAACCACTATTATTTAAAAGTTTTTTTTCTGTTTTTAATGGAGTATTATCAATATAATTTTTTCCAATATTTATATTATATTTAAATCCTAAAGTATCACCCTGATAATAAAGACTATTTTCATAAGAAGTAAAAGAATTTTTTTCATTTTGTATTTTTGTAAATAAAGTTTCTCTCAAATTATTAGCGTTAGTACTACTCGTTAATTGTAATGATTGAGAAACTTGAACTAAATAACTTTCAATTGTAGATACTTTTTTCTTAAAATTTTCAATTTTAGAAACAGCAGAACCAAAATGAATATGATTTTCAAAATTACTATAATCTACTTTTAAATTAATATCACTTCCAGATCTAGAAAATAATTCTCCTATAATTGTTTTATCGGCATGAGCAAATGAAGAAGTTATATCATTATAACTTTGATATTCCAATTTTTGAATATCAGAATTGCCAACTTCATCTTTCATCCCCTCATCATAATCTAAACCACGTAATGTTGGTTTAGGTATAGATTTTGGAATATAATAAACTTCTTGTTCTTGTGTAGTTAGTACTTGTCTTTCAATTGAAATAGAATCTAATTTTACAACTGATGATGGTAATGGATCAATAAGTTTAATTACTAATGAAGGAATAATATCAGAAGTTAAATTTATAAGATCAATATCATCTACTGTTATATTAACAATAGAAATATACTGATTATCTTTTGTTGTTAAAACGGTATTTTCAAATCCAGAGGGTGTGCCTATAATATCTTTTAAATATGCAACTACTAATCTAATTATAGCCGGATTAGGACCTATCGAACTAAAACTAGATAAACTTGATGGAATATACTTATTATCTATAGTTCCTTCATCAAATATACTATTAATAGTTCCTAATATATAATGAGCATTGTTATCAATATCTACAGAATTTAATGTTACTCTAAGTTCTTTTCTTGATGGTGATATTTCTTTTATTAAAAATTTCATCTAATTTTCCAATTTCAATTTATTAATATAATTATCTAAAGATATATTAAAATTTTCTACCTTTTCAAATCTTAAATCTGTAAAATATCTTCTTCCAAATGGACTTGAAGATTGATATTCTATATCTGTTCCTAAATTAATATTAATACTACCCAAAGTAGCATTTTCATTTGTATAAACTTTTGCAAATAATTTATACCAAGTTATTCCACCTGCAACTTTTATTAATACTACTCTACTCTTCTCTGCTATATCAGAATCTTCATTATCAACCCAACTACCAGCTAAATCTGTAGTTTGTTGTATTGGAAGAGCGTCTGTACCAGCATTACTAAAAGAAACTATATTTTTTACACCATTAAAATTATTAGACCACCCAACCCAACAACTAAATACATAATAACTACTATGCTCTACACCAGTAACTCTCATTTTATATATATTATTTCCCACTCCATCTTGTTCTAAAACAAATTTTCCATATCCAGGATTATCTAACATAATAAAATTATTTCTACCAACAGACCTATCTAAATCTCCAGTTTGTGTTGCTTCCAATCCAGCAAAAAAGTTTCCATTTTCTATTAAATTATTTAAATTTAAATTAAGAAAACTTCCTAAGCTTGATTTTATATTTCTTAAAAAATAAATTCTTAATTTATATTTTGATTTTCCCAATTTTAATAATTTAAAAATTTCATTTGGTTTAATATAAATTTTTCCTCTATCATCTTTAAAAATATCAAACTGATTTTTATATTGAATTTCTAGATTATCTGGATTAAATGGTATACTATTATCGCCAACTGGAACCGGTCTTAAATTAGTAACTGAATTATTAGTATGTTCTTTTTCCGTACAAAATCCCATACTTGGACTTTCAGGATGGTAATGATAAGGTCCAATATAATAATCATCAACTTCTGGATACATTAATAACAATCTATTTGAAAAAAAAGTATTTAAAGCTGTATCGGAATTTTCATTAAAAACTTCTACTTTAATATAATCACCACTAGATTCATTAAAAGTACTATCTGTTTGTCCAGTACTAACCAAGTCTAAAATCTCTTCACTATATAACTCTATATATGACATATTATCTTCTTCTCCTTGTTGCTTTTCTACCTTTTGGTGCTTGTATTATTCTTCTACCTTTGCTATATCCACCACCTGACATTTTTTGTGTTTTTCTTCCATGTCTCATTCTTCTTGGTATTGGTCTTGTTCTTCCACCTTTTGAAAATCTATCAAATTCCCCCTCGTCCCTAAAAACAGGTGGTAATTCAGATGATTCTTCCTCTGCCAGAGGACCCGTTGATTCTCCCCGTGGATATCGTATTTCATCCTTAAATGGTACATTATCGTCTCCCATAGAATCTCGATATCTAGGTGGTTTATCGGCACCATTATCAACAACAGTATCTCTAATAATATCTTTAGCAGGTGGAACAATAGTCTCTGTAATATATTCAGTAATAACTTCTTCTGGTTCTTCTGGTGTTACCTGAATTTGTGGTATTATATCTACATCTCCAGTAATAACTTCTGGACCATCTTCTGTTTCCACCCCAGCAGTTATAAGTTTTTTAAATTCTTCGATTTCTATTTTTAGAAGCTCTATCTCATTATCTTTAGTAATAATATCAGCATCTAGATTATCAATTTCATCCATAAAGCTTATTACTTGATTAACAGACCATTCAGGAATTTCACCATCATCCATAGCTACACGAGCTTCTTTAAGTAAATAAGTCATTGTTCTATATCCAAACAATCCACTCTCTGTTCTAGCATCGGCTGAACTAACATTAGCTAGTGAACCGGCTGGTATCTGATCCTTTATTCTATCAAATTCTTCAAAAAACTTTTCAATTCTATATTCCATGGGTATTACCGAACCACCATATTCATTAAAAAAATCATCAGTTCTGTGTCTATAAAGGGGAATGCGTTTTTTAGCTTTATTATATTCTTCAAGAAATTGTGTAAAAGTAATTGGATTTAATTCTGAAATTTCCCCGTCAACATATTCTAATAATTTCGACCTACTTATATTAGGAGGTGATTTTGAAAATCCCATAAACTGAGAAACATTATCTTTAAGGTTTACATCATCAATATTAAAGGTACCTAATATTTTATTAATATTAAGATCTCTATCTGGTAAATGTAATATAAAATCAGGAGGAGGTAATGCACCTACTTGATCTTCACCACCATCACTTACTGATAATGTAGTTTCAATAGTTAAAGTTAGTTGTTCAGGTGGAGCAAAATCTAACCAATTAAGAATGGTATCATCCATCGCTCTATCATCTGCATTAGCTTCTACATCACTTTCATATACAACCATTACATCCGAGCTAGATTTACCAGTTACTAGTAAACCATCTTTGTAGGTTTTTTGTAATGACTGAATACCACCCCCACCATCAATTTGTGAAAGTTTTTCAATCAATAAAGCTGATATTTTATCATAAACTGCTTCTTTATATTCCTGAATATTTTCAGGTTTCCATCTTTCAAAATTTTCTGGATTTTGATTTGGATGTTCATAAGCATTATTGCTATTTATATCAGACATCTTATATTACCTTAAACTCTTCATCATTATCATAAATTATCTCTTGTCCATCATTATATTTTAATTTGAATAACACTTTATAATATCTCCCAGGTTCAAATGTATTTAACCACTGATCAAAATACATTGAAGTTGAATCACAACTCATTGATGTATGTGCACTAAATGGAACTTTTGGTGTATCTGTTACAATATCTATAATTGAATAAGAACCACTTCCTTCTGGTATATAAAAAGAAGATGTAAGCATTGATTCTGTAAATGTTTTTTGTACATATTTTTTTCTACAACCTATTCTAAATCTAACCTTTTCTGTTTCTCTATATTTTGGTTGTAATCCTTTTATAAATATATGATTTTCTAATTCTCCACTCATTGTTAAAGCAGTTAAACTACCAGTATTTGAACCCGTTACAGGTTTGTGGTCATCCCACCTAACTTCTAATTTTGGTGCATATATTGTATGTGTGTTTCTTGAAAAGAATTTTAAATTATATGGGTTACTATCTGTTTCAGCACTACCACTGAACTTTAACAAAAATCCATAATTAGATATTACACCACTTCCACCCAAATGATTATTCACAATATCGGTCACATCCATTTCAACATCAGGTGATTGATTTATAAATGATTGAGATGCTTGATATCCACTACCAGTCATCCATACACCACCACCAGTGCCTAAACTACCAGAATCTGAATTTGAGTCAGCTAATGACCAAGCAGATCCAGAATCATAATCTATCCAAGTAACTCCTTTTTTTGTTTTTGGATTATGATTTAATTTTCCAACTCCTTCTTCCCAAGATTGAGATATAGGATATGCAGATATTGAGTAAGATTTATCTAATTCTTTTTGTCCTTTTACTTCATATAATCTTAAATAAAATTTTGGACTTGTTATATCTCCGTTTACAATAGAACTTGATATATCTGAATAATTAAATTGCATAAGTATTCTTGACGCGGCTTCTGCAGAAGTTGAAAAACTTCCACTAAATATTTTACGAAGTTCAAGTATTTCATCCGAACCAAAGTTTTTCTTTTGAAATTCAGTTGTTATATAGGCATCTTTGCTTGGAAATATAAAATAATGCATCTAACTTACCACCTTAAAATTAAAATTGTCATCAAAAATTCTGTATCTTCCATCATCTAATTGTAACCTTAATATAATTCTATATAATCTATTTGTTATAAACCCATTTAAATTTAATTTAAAATAATCCGATGTAGTATCTTGACTTAATTTAGAATTATCACCAAATGGAATAAGTATTGCTCCTGTTTCTACATCTATTATTGAATACCAACCTTTATTAAATCTTATATTTGCATCATATATTGTTGATGATTTCTTTGTTGTAAAAACTCGCTTGGTTTGATATCTTTCTCTGACTTCTACTCTGAACTTCGGTGTTTCTGTCTCTCTATAGGTTTCTCTTAAATTTCTCATAAAAGCATAAAAATCTTTTGTACCTGTGCCGACACTAATACCAAAAGAACCCGAATCGGGAGAATCAGTTGAACCTGATATCCAAGTTGGACTATTTTTTATTGAACCAGTATTATTGTTGGTACTTGAATCTGCTAAATCAGTTCCACTTCCTTCATTAAACTTCCAATAACCTACAAGATTACTTTCATTAGATAAATCATGTGGAACTCCACCATTATATAAAGTGTTAACTTCAGTTGATGATAATTGTTTATCGAAAATTGATACACCATTAAGTCTTATACCGGCTGGGGTGCTAGAAGCACCATTTTGCGTATATGCACCAAATAATATTTTAGCCGTTCCGTCATCTAAACTATCTCCACTTGGGAGTGCTGTAGTCGCTGTAGCACCAAGTTCCCCATTTATATATAATTTTGTTTTTTCACCAAATTTAAATGTTCCAACTAAATGATACCATAAACCAGCATTTGAACCCGTACTAACGGAGAGTGGTGTACCACTGTTTGCATGATAATTAGTATTCCAATGTGTACTTCCACTTGCTATTGTAAAAGCTGGTGTATCATTATTTAGAGCAGTCAAGTACCATTCATATTGTTTATCAGATGCGTAGTTATCCCATTTAGATACAAAATATCTATATCCAGTCGATGATGTTATTTGACTCCAACAAGCTACAGTTCCTTCTGTTGATATAAGTTGTTTATCAACGACTTCAACATATTTATCAGGATCTACATTATGAGTTCCAAAATCAATTGAATATTTATTTGGACTATCAATATCTACGTCATCCCACCTAACTTCAATCTTTGGTGAATATATAGAATTTGCATTTGATGAGAAAAAGTTTATATCACCTGTATAATCAGATGAATCTTCTTGACTTTGACTTGTAGAATTCATACTAGAATCATTACTGTCCCATTTAATAATAAATCCTTCATTTTGTCTTGTGCCATCTAACCATTTATTTACAATATCCGTTACATTCATATTAACATCTGGAGATTCATATGAAAATGATTGTGACACTACAGCTGCTATATCATTTCCGCCAGGCATGTTAATACCACCCTCATCATACCAAACACCACCACCTGCTTTTCTACTACCAGTATCTAAATGTAGATGTAATGAATCAAGTGGTTTTGATGCAGAGGCCATAGAAAATTCAGTTGAACCTATACCACCAACAGTCCATAAAGTATTATCAAAACTCTCATCACCTCTTTTCCAACTCACACCATCTCTATTATTAGGATCTTGTGTTATGTATCCAGTTCCGTCATCCCAACTCGATGACATCGCGTACGCATTTAATTGATATGATGGAGAAAGTTCAGATGTTTTTTGTTCATACAATCTTAAATAATAACTTGGATTTGTTATGTCCCCCGATGATAGTGATTTGGATATATCAGTTAAATCAAACTTTAAAAGAATACGAGATACACCATTTAACGTGTTACCATCAATATCTTTTTTAAGGACAAGAGTATCATCACCACCGAAATTCTTTTCATCATTGGTATTGAGTTCGTATATATATGCATCCTTTGAAGGATATATAAAATGATACACTTGTTATCCCCTATCTTTTTTCAATTCATCTATTTGTTTTTGTAAATCAATTATATATAATGTAAGTTCCTCAACTTTTTCAAGAAGTTTCATATCTCTATCAGCCATAGTTAATTGTGACCAATCATCGTTATCTGCGGATGGTACTCCGGGTAAATGTTTATATTCAGTAATATGTTGTTCAACTTCCGGTAAGGTTTTCAATATATATTGTGGTTCAAATACATAATCTGGAATTGTTGCACCATCATCATAAAATTGAGCCGAATATATATTTCCACTTGCACTTATGTCTCCACTTGCGGTTATGTGAGTATCTACAAATAAGCCAGGAGAAGTGTTATAAATCTTTACTTTTCTATCGTCAGCAATTTCAAATATAGTACTACCATCTTCATTTAAGTTTACACCAGTTTTACCTTCTAATGTTAATGCACCAGCTGAAGTTTTCCAAAGAGAAGTGTTATTTGCAGTTATAGCCAATCCACTATTTACAGTTGTAATTGAAGAAACATCTCCACTATCTCTAGCATCAATTACAATAGATGAACCTTTTAAAGCACCACTTGCACTTATGTTTCCACTTGCGGTTATGTGGCCAGTTACATCAATACCAGCATTTTCTACTACTAATTGTGGTGCACTATGTTCATTACCTCCATCTCCTTGACCAGTTCTTAAATCATAACCGACACCTATTTTAATTTTAGTAAGAGTATTTACAGCGTTTATAGAAAATGCTTCATAATTACTTGTACTATATCTAATACCACCACCAAAAGTAGCATCTGATGGACTTCCAAACCACAGTGGCCTGTCATTAGCGACAGTCATAGCACCATGTGTTTTATAAAGACCATTAGCCGCATTATTACCAAATCTAGCTGTAGCAAACGAAGCAGTTGTTGATGATGAACCACTTATGTTTCCACTTGCGGTTATGTGGCCTTGACCTGATAGTGTAACTGATTTATTAGCACTTCCACTTATTGTTACAGAACCAGAGATGAAATTAGTACCTCTGTTATTTAAATTAACCCAAGTTTTAGAATCTAATCCTGTTATTACAAACTCTCTGTGATAACCAGAAGAATGAGCCCAAAGATAAAAAGTAGATTGTCCTGTATTTGTTGAAGAAAAGACAGTTACATCACCACCTGTTGTAGATGGTCTAATATGTAAACTACCACCAGTAGCACCAGTACCAATATTTACGCTATCACTTGTAGTTCCACTTAATTTAAGTTGTGGGGCATCGACAGTACCTATGAGATCAAGTTTACTACTAATTATTGTTCCACTCGCACTTATGTTTCCACTTGCGGTTATGTGGCTATTAAATGCAGAACCACTAGAATATATTTTAAGTACTTCAGTATTACCACCAACTTTAAAGTCAAGATAATCACCATTATTTGTATATAATATATACCCAACATCATTATCATCAGAGTCACCAAATAGTATTCCTTCTGGACTAGAATTGGGTGATAATAATTGGATAAAATTATTATTATTATTTTCTAAACAAAATCCTGAATATGAATTAGCTTGAACATCACCAGCATTACCTTTTCTTATATGAAGTAAAATATTAGTATCCGGTGCAGTATCACTACCTAATACCATATTTTTACCAAAATATGTTTGTGAACCACTTATATTTCCACTCGCGGTTATATGACCACTAAATGTATTTGATACTATAGAAGTATTACCAATAGTAACTGTGTTAGAACCCTTACCTTTTGAACCACTACCAATTACAATTTCGTTATCAACAGAACCACGACTTGAAGATGCATAAGTTCCTATATATATACTTCCTGTTATGTTATGGGTTAAATCAACTACTAAGTTACCAGCATACTTTCCAACAAAAATACTATCATTTGCAAATGCATTTGTTTGAGAACCACCATTTATTCCTGCTTCCGCTCCTAAATATACATTATCGTCACCCTGTACACCAGCCCCGGCGTTACGTCCAACACCAATATTATAACTTCCCATTGAAGGTCCACCATAAAGAGCCCTATAACCCAAAGCGGCATTATAAGTACCTGTACTTACATCACCTTGTCCCATCGCTTGATGTCCGACAGCGGCATTACCAGCACCAGTATTTTTATACACAGCCGCACTTCCAATAGCCGTAACATCTGCCCCCACCTCACCTACCTCATTCCCAAATACGGTAGAAGTATTAGAACCCACACCTTGATTATACTTATCAAGTTGAAGTATGTTAAACGAACCAGTATTAGCTTGTGCAATTCCACTTGAACTTATATTTCCACTTGCGGTTATACTCCCCACAAATTTATGTGTATCATTGTCTGAATCACCAAATACAGTTGAACCACTTGCCTGTGCAATAGACATTGATGTAACAGAAGATGAAACTATATATTGTTGTGCATGAACTGAACCATCGGTATATATATCCCCACTCGAACTTATAATACCAATTATATTTATATTACCATCACCGGGTAAATATACCCCCGTACCAGAACCACTTAAATCTGCTATTTCACCAGATGATGATACTTGTAGTATTTGTTTATATACCGTCTTTAATGGTTTATTTCCTATATCTGCCGATGGGTTGAGTTTCCATGATTTTATTCTTGCCATTTATAATTCTCCGTTATCTAACTATCCCTCTTATATTTTTATTTGGATTTTTTAATTCAAACACTGACGGTTCATATGCTGGTAATATAACACCATTACCAGCCACATTATCTGTACCATAAAATTCACTAAAATCATAATAATATCCATAACCAACATTAGTACCTGAAGTTGATGTGGTATTATCAGAACTTATCAATGTAGTATATAATCCAGGTGTAAAAACTGCTGCTTCAGCACCACTTGCTCCTGCCTGTGCATTATAATCTTTATCTTGTGTTATTGTTACATAATTTACAGCCCTAACACCATCTACATCCATCAATATCTGACTTACATCATTTGTATATAATATTTGTTTGAATTGCATTTTATCTACTGTAAAATAATTTTTTACTGCTTGAATACACCTGGCCTTTACATCTTCTTTATTTTCATATTGTTGTGCTACAACATCAAATACTACACCAAAATTAATTACATAACCGTCATAAAATGATACTTGATCTGTTATCATTCTATATTGATTTAAATATTGTTTAAGATTTTGTTTAACTATATTTGGTGTATTGATTAAATTTTTATTATTATCATAAGATAATAAATATAAATCTACTGTATATAATCTATCATCCTGTGATACATTGGAATGTGCCATTTCTAATGTTTCATATAACATTTCAAAATCTTCTTTATTTAAACCACCACTCTTATCAGCATCCAACTTTAATTTTATATCATTAATTATTCCAACTTTACCACCAGCTGATAAACCTGGATCGAACATCTGATAATTCAAATCTATAACTTCTTTTAATCTGTCAACCAAATCAGCTATCTTCTGTCTCTGAGCTGTTCTAACTGCTCCCGATCTTACTGAATAAACTTTTGCCATATTTCCAAACTTAGCTGGCATAGTTAATGTTCTAGCTTCAAAATCTGATTTTGTTACACATCTATTTTGAGTAGAAAAATGTCCCATTGTTCTATGTCTAATTTCTTCTAAAGTTTCTCCGGATGAACCACCAGCAGCTGGTCCTTCGTTTGTTACAGTTATATTACCAATAGTCCCAGACCCAATTATATCAGAATCACTAATATTAATCAAAATACCAGATGGTATATTAGCACCAATACCACCTCCTATTCTATATGTAACAGTTAAAGTTGTATGTGCTGGTGCTTGTCCGAGAGTTCCATATGCATCCCCCAAAAGTGGGTCAATTTCAGATTCTAAGCTTTCTTCCCCACCTGGCAAGTTTATTCCTTGTTGTTCTACTGCTAAAAATGTAGAATCAAATGTGTTACCATTTTTTAATACACCATTACCAAACATTAAAGATGTTTTATTATTCTCATCAACTTCAACTGTAAATCTTCTACCGGTTTTTATATATTCTAAAGAATAAGGCACTGGTATAGAAATAGTAGAATCACCACTTAAATTACTATACGATGTACTTCTATTACTATCAGAACTATAATGTTTTTCAATTGGAATCTTATCTTGAGCTAAAGTTGCAACTTCATACCAAATATTATTATTAATATCAGTAACTTTTAATACTTCAATAATATTTGTTTCTGGTAAAGTTAATTTTAAAAACTTATTTGGTTCTCCTACATTAAAAGTAGTTGTTGTTGTTTCACCACTTATAGCTTTTACTTTTCGTGTAAATATATGTTCATTAGGCACTCCTGTAGAACTATCTATGCTTGAAACCTCTGGTGCTGTATCTGCTGATGAACTTACTTTAAAATCTACTATATCTAATGTTTCAAATATTATATCTGAATCTATAGAAGATGCTATTTTCATCCCTTTATCAATTGTTACGGCGCTGCTATAATCTGGAGAACCATCAGCATTAGATGTAGTAACCGTATCTTTTACAGTTAAATTAACGTAAGCTGGTGTTATAGCTTTGGTTTTATATCCATATGATTTTGCTAAAGTAATTAAATTTTTTCTATCTTCACTTAGAGGTAATAACATTTCTCTATATTGTTGGTCAACATAAAAATTTAATACATCACCAACATACGCAGACAGTTCAATTAACATCATACCAGGAGATGTTTCATTAAAATCTTTATATGTATTAGGAAAATACGATTTAGTATAATTTATTAAAGATCTTTTTAAATCATTGAAATCTTTCCCCACATAATTAATATTGCTATTTTTTAATTCATTTTTACCGTAAGGCATTTTTATTCTCCTCCAACAGTCATTGTGACCGATTCAGTAGATGTTGGATCTTGTTTTAAACTAAAATCTACTGATATTTCCATTGTACTTCTACCAACATCACTATTATTATCTGACATTTTAACTCTTATATCATTAAGTTGAACAAATGGCAACCAAAAATTCATACTTTCAACTATAGTATCTTGAACTTGAACAACTAAATCTTCTGAAAATGGTTCAAATAAATATTTTTTAATACTAACTCCTAAATTTGGCTGCATTACTCTCTCACCAATTTCTGTGCTACAAAGATTTAATACATTTTGTTTTACAGCTTCAAGAGTTGTTTTGGTTGATGCATCATACCCATTATCAAATGTCATAGGTAATTTAAGTCCAAGAGCCACCGATTCATCTTGATCAAACACATTGGGAGTTTTTAGTCTACTTTTATCTACTATCGCCATTTTTTATCCACCCATTTTCTGTTGTTTCTTTTTATCTACCGCTTTCATTAATTTTCTGTAATCTTTTTTTAAAAAATCCGGTGACTGTCCTTCAACAGATACACCACCATTTTGTGGTTGATTATCACCCATTAAATCTTTATAAGCACCACCCATTATTTCACCCATTCTATCAGATGTATATTCTGTTCCACCCATTGTTTCCCAATCCTCGGTTTGAGTTTCATTTAATACCTCATTCAAAATTGGGTTCTTTGAATAAGATTGTTTCTGTTTTGGTTTAGGTTTTTGTACAGTTTGTTTTTTAACCCCACCAAGAACTTCTTTTAAACCCATACGGATTTCTTCTCTTACTACTTCTCTTATTACCATTTTAAGTTGACTCATTTTCATAACTATGTTCTCCTATTGTTAAATATCTGATCCATAAAATCCTTTTCTTTTACCTTTTCTTGCAACCGCCTTTTCAATAGTAATATCTCTATTTGGGTGTTTTAAACTAGTAATAATTAATTCACTACCATCACTCCAATAACAATTTGGGGGTAAACATTCTTCATAACTAAGATTTTCACATTCCGGGCCAGATAAACAAACCCCATCTACTGGCCCACCCAAACTATTTAACTCATATTCAACATCCATACATTCATATGAATTAGATATACCTTCAAATTCACATTCATTCAGTTGTGCCATTAAATTCAATCTTTTTTCTCTATCACCATCTTTTGTTTCCTTCAATTTATCGGTATAATCTTCTGATGTTGTTGCACCCGCCCAATCACCTGCTGTTTTTAAAGAATCTAATATCGCTTCGTTTTTTAAATTAGATTGTTGTGCTCGAAAAGATTCTATAAGTCCCACAACCAAATCTATAAATTTCAATAAAGATAATAACAAAAGTATAATAGACAATATAGCAAATGGTATTTTACCTATCTTATCCTGCAACATCTCACATGCCTGTTTTATAGCATTTGCTGTAGTTATATGCATTGTAAACGCCACTCCAGCACCAAGCCCAACAGTGACAGCTGGTATCAAAGCAATTATAGAAGCGGCTAAAAATGCAACTTTAATAAGTTTAATAACTATAGATATATCTGATATAAAGCTTTTTAAGTCGTCTATAGTAGCTTTAATTTTCTCACCAAACTTATTTAATCTATCAATCATAGATATAATCTCTGGAGGAATTGTCTGTTTAGCGGCAACTCCAGACATAACAGCAATTAACAAAACACCAACTAGTATTTTAATCTGTTTAGCATGTTTATCGGCTTCCTTTTTTATTATATCGTTAGCTTGCTTAGCAGGATCACCAACTCCAGGTATTGAAGGTCCTAGTGGTTTTGCACTGCCTGCAGATTTTATTTCTAAAGCACTAATTTCAGCATCTGATATTATTTCAGCCATATATTGTCCTTTATTATATAAATTATACCTCTCCTATTTTTTTATAAATACTTTATCACTTAATATTAAATTTGATATTCCTTGTGGATAATCACCCCTAAGAGGAACTGGAAGAGGTTCCATGCCAAGTTCATTATCTATTGAATCTATTACTTCTCTCATTGTAGTTAATGACCCACCAGGTAAAGATCTATTTTCTATAGCCTTCGATGTTATATAACACATTTCTTTCATTAATTGAAACATCTTACTCAACTGGGTAACTAATGCGTCTCCAAGAACAGCTTTATGCATGGTATCATCCAATATAGGATTTCCCAATAATATTTTTTGTCTACCATCTATATATAATTTTTCACACTCAATAGCAAATAGACCATCGGTTCGTGTTCTTACTTCCCCAACAGCTTCTGTTAAAATATTTTTACTTGTAGAAAATGTCATAGTACTACCACACCCCATGTGAATATGATTATAAGCTGATAAAAACATATTTTCTTTTCTAGCATTAAATGTTATTCTATCGGATGATAAAAAGAATTGATTACTATTATAATTATATATATCATCAGATGCATTTGTTACGCTAGAAACATTTGGTGGTAGACCTCTACCCAATGGTTTTGCAAAAGTTGATGTTATACTCCGTTTAGCTTTAGATTTCCCTTTACTATTAGCAAATTCTTCATCCGCTAATGTAAAATTATAAGCAAATGAAGTTTGATCATCACCATGAATATTAAAATGATCTCTTATACTTCCGTTTTCTAATATAGCTAAAATTGTTCCATCTAAACTTGTTTCTACAGGATTACCAGGTGCTCTTCCATTGGATATAATAATATATGGATGTATATTTCTACTTCCTATTCTAATACTATTACCGTGTCTACCTTCTAATACTAAATCTCCATGAATTGCGTTTGATATAAATGGCATATCAGACTTTTTATCCTGTGATATTTTCCATTCTACTGGACTATCTAGTTTAGGATTTAATAATTTTTGTAATCTTGAAAACTCTTCTTTTACAAATAATTTACTTTCAATAGAACCCTCACTATATACTACATCTTTAATAGAATTTTTAACTTGATTATTTTTAAAATTATCTGCATTAAAGTTAGGTAATCCGTTTGTATTTAATGGTCCTAAATAATATTGTACTCCACCTATTGTACATAAAACTACAGGATCACCGGGAGCCGGTGCTTCTTGAACACCCCTCAACAATGGATAATATCTAAATTCTTCACCAGCCAATGATGGTTTTCTAATACCCTTATCACCAAAATGTGGCATAGCTATAATACTTCCAAGTCGGCTTAAATCTCCTTCACAACTAATAGAATCTTCACCAGTAGTAACTTTAACAACAATTCCAGGTACAAATTGTATATAAACAGGTAACTTTTTCTTTGTACCTAAAACAGAAGTTTGATCATATATACCGGGCATTGTTGTAAATGTAGAACCCATATCTTAATTATCCCCTATATTTTTTGATTGTTCTTTAAGTGCATCTAATCTATCACTTTCTCTCTGAATATCATTTACATCTTCTTGAAGAGCTGATATTAAATCTTCTTTTTCAGCATCCGATAATAAGAATGATTCTTCATCTCCACCAGATGATCTGGCTATAATTCTCTGTATTACTCCGGCTAGTTTAACAAGATGTTCATCATTCTTTACAGCTACATCCATATACTCTTTTATAATTGGTGCAACCAATACAACATCATCTATTGTTGTAATAAATCCATGTATTTCAGATATTAATAAATCAATCTGTTTTTTTCTATCTGTTGTATTCTTATAAATATCTTTGGTTAAATCTTGAAACGATTTACCCTCAAATATATCATCATTTGATTTCACTTTATTCTCCTAATATGGTTATAGATATAACTAATCATATATAAATATAAAATTTGTCAAAATGTAGATGAAATAAAAAAACCCCTTATTTAAAAGGGGTTAATATTATTATCTATAGAAATAAAATTACAAATTAGCTAAAAAATTTATTTTTTTTATCATTAATAATACCTTTACGTTCAAACTGATTCACTAGATATTGATATTCTTTTTTTAGAACATTAACAACTTTTGTAATATAAGATGTTTCTATATTAGTCATTTCCCTAATAAGAATATATAATGCCTTCTTATTAAAATTCTCAATCTCATCTCTACGTTTCAATAATTCAATTATTGCATAAGCTACATCAATATCTCTTTTATTTCTAAATAAATTATTAATATTTTTATCAAAATACTTTATTATTTCATTTGTAAAGTCCGATAGATATTTTTCTTTATTATCACCAACCGGTTTAGAATTTAAAATATCCACCCCAGTTGTAACACAATATCTTTTATAGTTAGCATTATTATGTAATATCAAATAATTTTTTGCTACTACTGAAAAATAACTGAATGCTTTTGAACCTTTTGTATGATCATATTTATGTATATTTAATACAAGAAAAGAAACTGTTTCCATCTTAACATCTTCATATACATCATCAAAATATGTAAACTTAAATGTATTAATTATATTTTCACAAAGTTTATCGAAAGCATAATGTATTTCTTCTTGATATATTTTATTTCGTTCCGCTTGATTTTCATCTGGATCTAAAGCATTGTATCTTACAATAGCATCTTGAACATCCTGATCAAAATACATTTTTTTACCCTTCTTTTTCTTCGGTGCTTTTGGTAATGAAGGGTGTGTGTCTGATGGTTTTACTTTAAATTTTCTATCCTTCTTATTCGGCACTACTACTATTCTCCTCGATTTGTTCGTTTTCAAAGATTCCATTTAATAACTCCTGTAATTCTTTTAATTGTTGAAAGAAAAATCCAGTTTCATCATCAGCTTCATAATGTCCTTTAGCATCAACATGTTTCATTTTAGTTGTTGCAAATTCAATTGTTTTTTGAAACTCTATAATTAAACCTTCATATTGATTTATCCTTCTTAATGAAAAATATAATAATGTAGATGCACCCACACTAAATAAAAAGAATAATATCGTTAATATCCACCACCACATAACTTATCTCCTATGCTGGAAACAATTCATCAAATTTTGATTTGAGATTGTCTACTTTTTTATCATCTTGTTTGTCAAACTCTCTTGTAACTTTTTCTATCTTTTTCTGTTTCTCCATATTACCTTGAATATAATGTTGTTTTTCTGCTACTGTTGACATCCAATCACCGAAATGTACAATATAATGTAAAATATTTCTGCTATCACTAGACCTTCTATAATAATCTTCATTACCCTTATCGAACATTCCATCTGACATTTTTATAGCTTTCCAAACCTCAGTAGATACTTTGATATTAAAATGTTGTAATAACCAAAGAGCTCTGTCAGTTACACTCATGGTTTCCATATCAGAATTATGAGTATACCACTCTTGTAACTTATTGCGTCTCCACTCATCTGTTTGGTATTTATAATATGGATCATTTAAATCACCTAGTTTACCTAAATCATGAAACATAGCAGCTAGTACTACATCTTTTTCTGTAGCAGTTACCTCAACGCCTAACCCGATAAAATGTTCCCGGGTTTGTAAAGAAGTTTCAATAACTCTTAAAGTATGATCTAACCAACCACCCACAAAACAATTATGATAAGTTGGTCTACCTGAAGCCGGAGCTTCAATTATTCTATCTTCAAAGTGGTTGAATAAATTTATTATATTTTTAAGATCATCACCTTTGAAATTATCTTCTATTATTTTCTGTAATTTATCCCAATTAGATTTTATCTGTTCTGGTTTATTATTCATTGTTAAAAAACTCTCCTATTAATTTATTTTCTTGTTCTAATTCTTCTTGTTCTTCTGGTACTAATTCTTCCTGTATTTTATAATTCATTATTAATAATTCCCTACCTTTAGCTCTTGAACCTTCTTTTGGAGTTCCAGCTTGTTTTGTAAATTCTTTTTCTTCCCATTCAAACTCATTTTTAGACAACCACTCCTGTAATAAATCAAAGTCATAATAAGATAGTCCAAATTTACCTTTTATATTTTTTAATTGCAAACATAACTTCTCATGGTCATCTCTATCAAAATCGTGTTTAGAATAATAATTTTCAGTTTTCCAATATGGTGGATCAACATAAAAGTAAGATGTGGGTGAATCATATTTTTTTATTACATCAGAATAATCCATGTTTTCTACAAAATTTATTTTTTCAAGCTTTTTTTGAAACTTATCATATTTTTCAGTTGTAAGTTTTTCTCTGAATGTTATAAATTTTGGTTTATACTTTCCTTTAAAATCCATATACTTTGATTTTTCCGGCTGAGACCCTGAAAATATTTGAGTTAATACAAAAGCATATTTCATAGCTACTTCTTTACTATTTTTATCTGTAATTAAAAAACCATCAGCGAATATTTCTTTCTGATATGAATTGAATGTATCAATAAAATTTTGTACTTCTTCTGGAGTATTAGCGGTTTTATATGGTTGACAATCTTGATCTTTTAATAATTCCCCAAATTCTTCATAGTTACTACCCCTAACATTATTAAATAAATTTGTATTTAACTGATTGAAATCATTATACACAACCTTTTTGAGATTTGGATATTTATCTTCCATACAAAAATATACCCAAAACATACCACCAAACGGCTCTACATATGTTTCAATATCATCTGGAATATAATCTCTTATCCATTTTCCTATTATAGATTTACCACCTATATAACTTATCACTCTTTTATTTCCTTATTTTTTAATTTGTTACAATTTTTTTTTATTGTTTATATATATTGCTTACTAGTTATAACTGTAAGCAATAAAGCAACTGATCATTATATTAACTGTAATAGCATTATAATAACTGCTAATCCCAGTGATAATCCCGATTTTAATGTAATACCTTCCCCTAATACTAACCAAGTAATAATTGGAAAAGTTATCATCCCAGTTGCAAACCCCAATAATCTAATCGGCCATAATTCACCAAATCCTAAATATCCATATGTAGTAGCTTTATAAAACGCGTAACTAATTGGTATTCCCATTAAACATACCATCCAAACATTTTCTTTCCACCAATCCCATTTTAACTGACCATTTAATTGAAACCACACAAATAAATTAGCTACAAACAATATACACATTGTTATTAAAATTTCTTTATTAAATATCACCTATAATGTTTTCCTATAATGTCTCTTCTGTGCTTTAGAAGGTTTGTTAGTTTTTACCTTCTTTTCTACTGTTTCTTTTGGTTTATCTAAATCACGAACCTCTTTCTTCCATTCTTCTTTTGGTGCGTAATTAGCATCCCCATTATGATACAACTCTGATGCTTTCTCATCGGTAGTACGAAAGATTCGTTTACCGTCTGTACTTCTCATCGTTTTCATTCCCGCTCTCCTATTTTTTTTAATTTTCATGTTGATGTAATGTAACTTGGTCGTATTTGAAATATCTGTATAGTGTAATATTTTCAAATTTAAACCACTTGTTTCCTGATGTCCGTAGAATATCAACTCTGTTAATAAACTTTGGACTCATTGTATCTTTAACTTGATATACCCCATCATATCCATCAGTTCCTTTTAACATTATATAATCACCATAATTAAAAGGGCCGCCCCATCTAGCTATTAAATCTCTTGATAGAGCTACATATCTATATTCAGAAGCTCTATTAGGATTTATTACTGTTCCATCTGCTGTTTCATTGGGAGTTGAGTCTGTTTGGCTCTTGGCAGGATTATACATCGTTACAGTAACATCAAATTCTAATGTACCCCAAGTAGATTGTGAATTATAACTCATTTGTTCTTGAAGATCAAATAATTCGTCACGAGTGTCATCAAGCATATTATCAAAATAACTAGTTATTATTAATAATGCTAAAATGTTAACTGCTATTGCATGATGTATTTTTATCATTTTTTATCTCCATTGTATTATAGTAACACTATAATATACAACTTCTTTGATATGCAATCAAAGTGTTTTTTTATTTTTATTGTTTTAGTTTATAATAATGTTCACCATGACTCTTTTGAACATCATAAGATCCATCCACATTAGCTTCTATTTCTTCATCATGTATCCACATAGATATTGTTTTTTCAGCTGAAACATCATCCATAATATTAAACCCATCATGGTATCTTTTAAGAAGTCTTTTTACCATAGGATGTCTTACAATATCTTTTTCTTTAAATTGAGCCAACCCAACACCGGTTACACCAGCAAATCTTTTAATAGCATCTTCTAAACCACTTTTTCTATTTCTTAAATCAGATTGTTCTAAGTCACCAGTGACTATATATTTACTATCTTGACCTATACGAGTAACAAACATTTTAATTTGTTCTGGTGTTGCGTTTTGTGCTTCATCGAGAATTACAAATTTATTAGAAAGTGTGATACCTCTCATAAATGCTAACGGCATTACTTCAACAATACCACCTTCTTTTAACATTCGTAATCTTTGTTTACCGATAATCTGTTCCATGTTATAATAAAATGACATCATCCAAGGTGCTGTTTTTTCTTCTATATCACCTGGTAAGTGTCCTATCTTTTCACCATCCGCTTCTACCAATGGTTTAACAATAATGATTCCATCTATTTTAGAATCCTTATTACCTAACTCTCTTAAAGCTCTATGAACCGATAAGTATGTCTTACCACACCCAGCGGGACCTATACAGAATGTTACATCTTTTTTAGTAATGGTATTGTAAAATCTCTTTTGTGCTGGAGTCTTAAATTCCATTTCATCAAAATTTAACTGTTTTAAGTCCTTTAATGCTTGTCGTTTATTATGTATTGCGTGATTATTTAGTTGTGAGATTGTAACCTTTTTGTTTTGAGAACTTCTAGTCTTACTCATTTAGTATATCCTCCTGTTAACCTATGTGTTTATTATAAATATCATATATATTAACATTTCGTAACCAAATAATTAAAAAATAGGTCTGATACCGAAATACCAGACCCATTTTTATGTTATGTGTGATTTACATCACTTATGACTTGTTGTATAAACCAACAAGAATAAGCATTGCAATCAATCCTGCAAATCCGTTACTACCGAATTGTCCAACCAGTGAAACAAGGTTGCCGACAACTGATACGCCGAATAGAGGAGTGCCGAGTATGATTTCACCCAATACGCTAAGGCCTACGAAGCCTGCTAACATATTTGTCAAACCACTAACCCAATCACCTACTATAGCAAAAGCTGCTTTTGTATTCATTTTAAATCTCCTAGATTTAGTGTTTTATGTTTATTAGAAAGAATAACTTGCTCTGATTACTGTATCACCATCACCCGAAAGTTCAGACGATACCTTAAAGTTATCAGACGCGTTATACCCAACTCCATATGACACTTCACCATCGGAATTATATCCAACAAGTGCAGAAGCGCCTTTTGCAAAATCTGGTGACCAATCACTGCGAAGCCAATAAGCTCCATCATTTGCTAAGTCGTATTCAAAAGATGAATTAAAAGGAATACCTAATACGGTACCACTTTTAGAAACATCAACTAGTTGAGCATCGTCACTATTTACAGATAATCCTATTGTAGAATTTATCCCAAACGCTGATATACCATAGGAAGCTCTTGCCGCCCAATAGTTATCATCACCATAAAATGCATTCGCTCCTACCCCATAAGCAGATGTTGAAACACCAACACCATTACTTACATTATGGTCTCTTGGAGCAGATGCCCATGTAGTGCCTGAAGGCCTGTGTGACCCCCACGCAATACCATATGGTTCTGCTTGACTACCAAATGTTGCTGTAATTGCATCTGAAATTGCCCAGTTATACTTGGCTTCTTCAACATTCACATTACCATCTGATAGATTTGTACTCAATTCCCAGCCATCACCGGAAATATTTAGTCCTGTGTATGGACTTGAAAATGCAGTCGCATCTCCAAATGTAACATCTGAACTAAACTCACCACTTACAGATTGTGCATTGGTAATCCCAAGGATACCACTCACGAGAGCTGCTGTGATGATTAGGTTTCTTATACTATTCTTCATTCGTTTTCCTCCGTTATTTTAACGATTTTACTATTTACTATATACAATATTTTTAGGCAAAATATCCACCTACTAATAACATTATGTATTAACCTGAGTCTTACCGAGACTGAATGCCTCTTTTGATATATGTCTTTAAGTATCGCATATAATAATTTATTTATAACCTATTTTCTGTATATAAATATGACTTAAATCACAAAAACATACAATTTTTTTACTTTTTTGAAGCGGGTATGGGAGTCGAACCCAATATCTTCAGCTTATGAGGCTGACGTTTAAACCGTTTCACTCACCCGCAATTTTTCCGTACTATATGGAAATTTCCGTATTTTCCGTACTATGTGGAGATGGGGGGAGTCGAACCCCCGTCTTGACAGCAATGCCATAAAGTCATTCACAAGTTTAGTTGGTTTCTATTCCTACCAACAAAGTCAACTTTTCTTAATTCATTCTTTTAGCATCGCGATTAAGTGTTGTTATCCCTACGATCGGTCTTCCGATTTCGTCACCACTTTATCCCCTATCAGAAGTCAGGGAGTGATGGTAGCCACGTCTATGCGTATGCTACGTTGTAGTTTGTATAATTGCCGATTAAACAATTGTACTAGTTTACTTGCACTCTATGTCAAAAATCTACCAATCGAAACCATGGCATCCCCATATTTCAATAAGAATATAACTTACAACTATTTTAGTATATAAGTCAAGCTTTTTTTTATCTTAATCCGTTTCCACCTCTGCGACGACCTTTGTTTCCTTTACTCCTTCGTTTTCTGTAAAGTTTATCACTATCATCATCGTTTATTGTGATGGTTGGTGTCGGTTTAGTTTCTGAATGACTATCTCTAGCCAAGAGAAATGTTCCAAATACGAACATTATTAGAATATATTTAACCATTTAAGCTTCCCCCACTTGTCCTGGTGTTATTTTATTTTTATGTTTTTTAAGTTCATCTTCAAACTCTTTTAAATCTGAATGTCTTTCAAGGATATCATCTATTAATTCTTTCATAGCGGTGGTTCTATCTATTCTTTTTTCATTATCTGGTAGAGGTGGTAAACCTATACCTATTTCCAAATCTTCAGGATTTAATTCTTCTATCTGAAAATCTTTTAAGAACTCTACTACTGTATTACCCTGCTTTACTAATTTGACTATTAACTCTCTATTATCCATATACATATCTTCAATATGTGTTAATCTTGCATCTATATCTTGAATAATTTCAACAATTGATATTTTATCTTTTTTATCATTTTTAGTTTCAATAGTTTTTTTAGTAGCCATATTAAATATCCTCTTTATCTTCTCTATTATAAATATAAAGAAATTCATAAAAGATGGGGTTTAGCTTCAATTACTCCGGCATTGGTGACTTTAATCAATTCACATTTGGAATGGAACTCTTCAAGGTTATTTGCTCCAACATAACTCATTGAAGATTTAAGTCCGTCTATAACATCCGAAATTATCCGTTTAACCTTACCTTTATATGGAACGGTAGTTGAGTATCCCTCAACATTGTTTCTTTCCCCTCTATCTAATTTTGATTCAACTGAAGCACTACCTCTATACTTCTTCTGTAATACTTCATTGGGCCATTGACCTTGTTTGGTAATTGAACCTGGTGATTCTTTAGTTCCACTTAATAGTGAACCTAACATTACCGTGTCCGCACCGGCACCAAGTCCTTTACATACATCACCAGTGTTCCTAATACCACCATCAGCCATACAAGGAACATTGTAATCATCTGCAACAGAAACGCAATCACGAATGGAACTAACCATAGGTACTCCCACACCAGTTTGGATACGAGTACTACAAAGGCTCCCACCACCAATACCAATCCTAAGACCATCAGCCCCCCACTCACAAAGGTCTCTTGCACTTTCTCTAGTGGAAATGTTTCCCACCAAGAGGTCAACTTTTCCGTTAACTTCATTTTTTATTCTCCTAATTGCTTCTTTAACTAATTTATGATGGCCATGCGCTACATCCATACATAATATTTTACAACCACTCTGAACTAATTCTTGAGCTCGTTCTATAAAATCTCCAGTAATACCTATTGCGGCAGATGAAGGTCCAAGTGTAACTCTACCTACATTGTCTGCCTGTTCGTGTATTCCCATAAATCTATGTATGATACCTAACCCACCCAACTCATTCATTTCTTGAGCCATAGAAAATTCTGTAACAGTATCCATTGGAGATGATACAATAGGTATTCTCAATTCCCAATTCTTTGTTACATAGGTGGATATACTACAATCTGCTCGGTGTGTTACTTCGGAATACTTTGGTAATATCTGAACATCATCGTATGTTAGATATTCTTTCATTAGGCAGGAGCCATCTCCCAATCACCACTTTCTACAAGAGGTTGAGCCTTCTTCCATTTAAGTTCTTTGGTTTCTTTACCATCTGTGATTGTAACTCTTTCATTACGACCAATCTTTTCGGGTACACGAACTGGTTGTGCTATTACAGCTCTATCAAACATTGTAATACCATCTAAGTGATCTATCTCGTGTTGAACACAAGCACATTCAAAAGCATCATTAATATCTTTACTATCTGCTGAAAATACCATTTTACCTTCATGATTATCTGTTTCAACTGTAACTGATATGTGTCTTCCAGTTCTAACATATTTTTTAGGGAAAGATAAACATCCTTCAGAAAACATAAATTGTTCTTCGGATCGTTCTACTATTCTTGGATTAATTAAAACTAGAGGTTCTTTAACATTAATAACACAAACTCGTTTGTTGATACCAATCTGATTTGCTGCTAATCCAATACCATTTTCAGATTCGGTTAGTTCTTTGAGTAGTTGTGCTCCAATCTCTTCACCTTCTTTTATTGTTTTAACTTCTTCACATAATATTTTTAGTTTTGTTTCTTCAGTTATTATCATTTATCAATTACCTTTTTTATTTTATCCATTAATGTATTAAATGTGCTTACTGCATCATCAAGCTTTTTATCTTTTTTAACTTCTTTACCTAAAAGTTTTTCATCTATTAATTCTTTTAACATACCCATAGGTGGTGCTCCTGGACTTATTATCGGTTTACCTTCTTTTGGAATAAACAATAAAGTTGGTAAACTCATAACTCCAAATGCAGCGGCTAATTCCATTTCATCCTCAGTATTAACTTTATAGATATCAACTTCACCATCATATTCTGTATACAGTTCTTCTAATATAGGTTCTAATACTCTACAAGGCCCACACCAAGTAGCATAGAAATCTATCAATACAGGTTTCTTTCCAAGAAATTTTAATTCACCTTCATTTTCATCTACTTTTTTAAGATCATATACATTCTCATTAAAGTATTTTGTTGTAACATTTTTTACCATTTTATAATCCTCTCTTAACTGGAATATCTTCTTGAGTTGGTTTACATCCACAATTCTTTATGAACTCTTTCATATTAGGATCATTTACAGCTGCTTCATAATTGGTAAAAGTAACTATATGATGATCACACATATGTTGAACAAGTGCTTCTGCTATCACCTTACGAGCTGCTACACTGTGTAAGTTAGCATCTGTATAATTTTCTAGTACATGCATAAAATCGTCTATCATTTTTTTGCCCCCCGTTTGGCCTTTTTTCGTTTCTTCCATTTGTTTAATTCTTTATATAATTTTTCATCCGCTGTTAACTTCTTCCTTTTCTTTAGTGGTTTCACTTTAGTAGGTTTAAGAGTACCCTTTAATTCAGGTTGTTCTTTACCTTTGTGAAATACATTACCATCTTTATCAACAAACTCTGCCATCCAATGCCACCCAGCAGGACGACCTGTTTTCTTTTGTTTCTTCCAAGATGGATAGAAATCTTCTAACGTCATTTGAGATGTAGTAATTCTTGTAACACATCTAGAACAAGTAACGGCAACAGCATCTTCGCTGGTCTGAATATATTCAGATTGACAATGTTTACACTGCATATATCGCTTTCCGTCTTCGTAGAAACTTATATATTCTTTGTTCTTTTTTACCATATATGTATCTCACTTTATAATATACTACATTATATACATATATACCAAGCTTTATTTTTTATTAATTTATTTTTTGGGGAGAATAAAACCGTTTTCCTATTTTAGATTTATCTACAAACATACCACCAAGTGTACTGTCATAATAAACATAATGATAATGATCTACTTTACAATATTTTGGGCATTGATATTTCTTATAAACAGTTACAATTCTGTTTTCATAGTAGTATTCTTTTGGTTTTGTCTTTTCATTAACAAGTCCAATTAAAATTGCTACTCCTAATACTATTAATGTTTCTGTTATACCCAACCTTCATTCTCTACCCCCGCTGTTTTTCTTGGTGCCTTTACATGTATTGTATTTTCTTTTAATCTCTTTTTAACTAAATGAAAATTTCTTAACAACTGGCAACCTAATCTTATCTTAGATGTACTTTGTAAATCAAAAAAACCGCTCTGTGGTAGAACGGCATCCATATATCTACATAATTGTTGGCGACTCATTCTATGTAAATCACCATCTATACCTACACCTAATATTTCACTGTCATCTGGATACTCCACATACTTTTCAATCGAAATATAAATATACCCGAACATATCCAGGATGAATCTTAATAAACGCTGTCTCATTTCCATGACCCTTCTTCTCCCATAACTTGTCAATCAGATAAGCTGAACCTACACCGATTGCATTATACACAATATCATTCTTGGAAAACCCATCACCACCCCAAGAACCATATTGTTCCCAAGGTACAAATGCATCTATCCCTTCTTTTAATAACCCCAACCCTACTGTAGTTTTTATTGCATGTGTTGGTGTCATTCCTTTACTTGTAAATAAATAGTATAAACCAAAACTTCCTACACCATGAACTTGTTTATCTTCGGTTGGTTGAAGAGTATCTTCTGCCCATCTCCATTTACCAATTTCGGGTTCCTGTCCAAAAGAAAACGCAATTACTGTTCCTGCAATAATACATCCCATTATAACTACGAGTAACCATTCTCCTATCTTTTTGAGTTTCATTGTTCATTCCTTGCCCCCGCTAGTTATCATTCTTTTTTTTAATTATATTCGCTTCAACTACTGGAAGATGTGTACGAAGTATCTCTTCCAACACTCGTACTTGTTTCTTTAACTCCTGATTTTCTCTCAGAGTTTTAGTGTATAAGTATAGCCAATCTACTTCGCTCTTCATCACTATTCATCATCTTCATCTTTATCTTTATCTTCGGGCTTCTGTTTTGCTTTACGAGCCTTTTTACATTCATCTATTGAAATTGAATCATCATAAATAAACTGATAATCATTATCTTCAAGCAATTGATAAACTCTATCAATAGGAATAAAATATCCCATGTGAGTTATAGCATCTGCTGAGAATCCCATAGGTTGAATTGATATTCTTGATGGTATTCCAATGTATTCATATTTCTTACGATTGGATGACCAACGATATACCGCGCCACCAGAGTTACCAAAGATAGTAGGAGCTGATGACATCCAATATTTGTAATGGTCAATCTCATCATCCATATATGTAATCATCCCATTGGATGCTACAGGCGGGTGACCTAATGATGCACCTACTGCAAAACAATCATCAAAGATATGTACATTCTCTATATCATTAAGTGGAAACATATTAGCTACCCAATCTGCTTTGTTCTCTGTATCTCTCATTCGTAGTAATGCCCAATCTTGACCACCATCCACTTCTGAGTAAGCAACTATATCTGCTTCTACTGCGAATGAACCTACTGTGTGAGAATAGTTGTTATACTTAAAGTACTCAACATATACAGTATCTAATATTTCCTTATCGACTTTGCGTTTAAGAACTGGATCCCATCTCTTCTCAATGTGAACACTGTCATCAATGACGTGTTGATTTGTAATGATGTAAGTATAAACCTCATCCTTATATTCTTCTGAATATACTACAGTACCGCTACCACCAGCTTTTTTAGTTCTGACTCTAACGGTTGGATAAAACATTTGTTCGTGCTGTTGTATTATTTGCTTACTTGCTTTTGCCATTGTACTAACCTCCCGTTGTTATTTTTTTTTAATTTCCGTACTACCTTGACTTCTGAGATAGTCTTCTAAGTTTTTAAACTCTTCATCCAATGCATCCAAGAATGGATCTTTTGGTGTATGAGCTACCCAATCACCACCATTTGGAAATGCTATATAAATTACTTCACCAGTTTCCAAATCTTTTACTACTATGTAGATATACATACCATCTGAAAATGCCTGTCCTTTTGTCATATCTAATTTTACAATTTTACCACTATCCGGTTCAAACGATGAAACCTTATACCATATATTAGTAGTCTCTTCACATACACACTCTGGTGTTGTCACTTGTGAGAAGACCAAACCAATATAAAATAAAAGTAAACCTATTGTAGACTTTTTTAAAACTGAATACAGATTTATCTTCACTTGTCTTCTCCTATATATAAATATATAATTTATGTAAAAAATAACTCCCGAAAATCTACTGTTAAGTTGAAGCCGCGGGAATAACTTCTATTTAACGATTCTCGGGAGTATTATATTTTCCTACCCAAATCTTATGTTGTAAGAATTCCCTTATTCCGGCTTCTCTATAAATAAATATACATCATATTTAGAAAACGATAATAATATATTATAGATGTGAGTAGAAACACAAAAAGGTTATATGTATATCAATATATATAACCTTTGTGATGTGGGTAATATTTTTACCCAATGTAACCTATTTTATTTTGATGAGCAGTGTTACATCAAAATTTATGATAGTGATTGAGATTGAATCTCAATTACATTTAGACTTCCTCGAACTCTGCTTCTTCAACATCACCCGTATCGGATTGTGGTTCTTGTGGTTCGTTAGTCTGGTACATCTTCTGACTTATTTCCATCATGACATTATTTAATTCGTCTAATCTATCCTTGATAGTTTGAATATCTGTACCTTTGTTATCTTCTTCAAGATTAGAAACTACATCCTCAATGGATTGTTTTTCTTCACTTGAAATCTTACCACCGAACTCACCTTCGAGTTGTTCTCGTGTTTGGTGAATGATTTGGTCTGCCTGATTATGAGTATTAACTTGTTCAAGTTTTTCTTCATCTTCCTTAGCATGAGCCTCAGCATCAGTTCTCATTTTATCAATATCATCTTGACTTAAACCACTTGAAGCTTCAATCCTAATTGATTGTTCTTTACCAGTAGTCTTATCTTTAGCTGATACATTTAATATACCATTAGCATCAATATCAAATGTTACTTCGATTTGTGGTTGACCTTTTGGTGCGGGTGAGATTCCATCCAAGTGAAACTTACCAAGAGATTTATTTCCATCCACAATTTTACGTTCACCCTGTAGTACGTGTATCTCTACCGAGGGTTGGTTGTTAGCTGCTGTTGAAAAGATTTGAGATTTCTTTGCAGGTATTGTAGTGTTAGCTGTAATTATTGGTGTAGCAACTCTTCCCATTGTTTCAATTCCTAATGTGAGAGGTGTCACATCAAGCAGTAACACATCATCTACATCACCACTCAATACACCACCCTGAATAGCAGCGCCCATAGATACTACCTCATCTGGATTTACATTCTTGTTAGGGTCTTTTCCAAATACATATCTTACCATCTCTGATACTTTTGGGATACGAGTTGAACCACCAACAAGAATTATCTCATCAATCTCAGTTGGTTTCTTATTAGCATCATTCAAAGCTTTTTTACAAGGTTCAATAGTTCTCTTCAAAAGTTTATCTATAAGAGTTTCAAACTTAGCCCTTGTTAACGATAAGTTAAGATGTTGAGGACCATTACTATCCGCAGTAATAAAAGGTAAGTTAATGTTAGTACTCTTAGCTGAAGATAATTCACATTTAGCTTTCTCACCTTCTTCTCTTAACCTCTGTAATGCCATTGGGTCTTTACTTAAATCAATTCCATTTGATTTCTTAAACTCTGATACCATCCAATCAATAAGTGCTTGGTCAACATCATCACCACCCAGATGTGTATCACCATTAGTCGATAGAACCTCAAAGACACCATCACCCAATTCTAAAATGGAAACATCAAATGTTCCACCACCGAAATCATATACTGCTATAACTTTACTCTCGTCTTTTTTATCAAGACCATACGCAAGTGCCGCGGCCGTTGGTTCGTTGATTATTCGTTTTACATTTAATCCAGCTATTGCTCCAGCATCTTTAGTAGCTTGTCTCTGTGAGTCATTGAAGTAAGCAGGTACTGTAATCACAGCATCTGTTACCTCACTACCAAGATATGCTTCAGCATCTTTTTTAATTTTCTGTAATACGAATGCTCCAAATTCAGGTGGGGTATAATCCTTACCACCCAAAGAAATCTTTACTTCACCCTTACTACCTTGTATTATTTTGTAAGGTACTTCTTTTATTTCATTTGATACCTCACTAAACTTTCTACCCATAAATCTCTTTGATGAGAATACTGTATTTTCCGGATTGGTTACTGCTTGTCTTTTTGCAGGCTCACCAACTAATTTCTCATCACCCTTTGCAAATGCGATAACTGAAGGGGTGGTTCTACTACCCTCACTATTCGTGATGACAGTAGCTTCACCACCTTCGATTACGGAGACACATGAGTTTGTTGTTCCTAAATCTATTCCAATTGTTTTTGCCATTTCTAACTCCTGTTAATTTTGATTAATTATTTACACTATATATATTACAATAACCATACCAAACCTATTTTCCGAAGCAAACATACATTAAGTCTGACAATCTGTCAATAGTAATATATTTTTTCTGACTTTTTGTATTCCAAGTCTGACGATAACAGATAGGAACACCATTGTTAATAGATTGTTTTTTAAATCTACTGAGCTTCCTTGGGGAATCATCTACCAACACATCTACATCAACTGACCATTTCTTATGAGTGTAATGTATTTCATCAAAAACAAATCCCCATCTCTGTAACCATTGGGTTGTGAGGTCTCTACAATTTTCTCTTTGAGCGGAAACTAAAATAAGTTCGTGTCCGTGATTCTTTGCCCACTCTTTTAGAACTGGCCAATCTGTTAATGAGGTTTCAATAACATTAGCTTCAGGACCAAATAGTTCCTCAAAGTATTCATCAAAAACATATTTTTCAGTTTCCCCATCAGTCCAAAATGGAAGCCACTCTTCCCAGTCCCAACTAGTAGGGATACCAATCTTATCAGCGTGTTCTGGGTAAACTTCTTTTATTTTATTTATAAGGTCAGGAATAAAATCTCTTAATACTCCATCGCAATCTATTCCTATTCTCATTTGTAACCTTTATTTAATTGTGAGGAGAGTGCCCGGAGGGACTGGTGGTTGAGCAGTTAATCTAGTCCGAAGACTCCAGACAACCCCAAGTATGCGGGCGACTCTCTATTTTATTTTTCCAAGAATTTTTTGTTCATTGTTTTTGCAACTTCCATCATATTGGTAGCGTTGATGAAAGAAGCATCATTACCATACATATTTTTGAAAGCTCTATTTTCATCATCATAATCATGTTTACCACTAATAAAGTAACTCAATACATTAATACCTTTAGCTCTCATATTGTTAACCATCTTCGCCGTATGTCTTTCAGCACTTTCACCAGAATAATTAATTTCAGAGTTACCATAGTAAGGTTGACCATCGGAGTAATTTACAAAGTAACTATCCTGATTATTATTACCAGGAATTAATTCTTTTTCAATAGCTTCGAAACACAAACCTTCTGGTGTAGTTCCATCAACATCAAGTGCGGTAAAAAGAGTTTTAACTTTAGTTAACTTATCAGTTCTTGAATCATACACAACCATAATCATTGGAACATCATTATAATGACGACCGTGTGTAGCTCTGATTGAAACAACCACATCAATGTTACCAGCCATATCACAAGCTTTAATCATTGCAACTGCTGATGTCATAGCTTTGTTCCATTTGTCACCAGACATTGAACCAGAAGCATCAACTGAAATATGAAGATAAGCTTTGTTAAATCTTTCAACAAAGGTTTGACTAAACACATTAGAATTTCCAAAACCTAATTCAGACAACAATCTCTTATCAATCTTACCAGAATCTTTCCGAGAATATTTAAGAGAAGATTCTTCACCTCTAACTTGAAGTTTTCTTCCTAACATAGTTCCTAATCTTAAACCTTCTTCAACAAAGTTGTAAGAACTTCCGTAACGATTTGTATCATTATAATTTTTTTGTCTCCAAGAAGTAGCACAACCAAAGATATTAGAATCAATTAAACCTTGAGTAAGTTTCCGAACAACCAAACACTTTGTTCCTTTACCAAAAGAATTATAATCCCAACGATTAGTTTGGATACCATCACCAACATTCTCATAAGAAGCACCACTCTCTTCAATCGCTTTAACAGAGTTATTATCTTTTTTAGAAAGTTTGGTTTTATTAATATTACCATCAACAAAATCTTTTTGTTTTTCAAAAGCTTTTCTTAATTGTTCTTTTTGTCTATCTGAAAGTTCAACAGGAGTAGAACCATCATCATTAGAAGAACCATTACCACCCATCCCAACAGGAGCCTCAACAGATTTTCCACCACCTGAACCAGAACCATCACTACTATCTTCACCATTTTCAACTGAATCAAGAAGTGAATCAAATTCTTCATCACTCAAAGTGTTATCATCAGAACCACCATTACCACCACCATCAGAATTACCATCATCACCTTCACCATCAAGACCACTCATACCATCAGTATTAGTATCTGAATTTCCTTCAACTTTAACTTTATCAATTGAATTAAGAACAACTCTACTAACTTCAAGTGCCACATTAAGAGCCATTCTCGTATCTTCTAACCGAGATATATTCCACAATTCAACTAAATTATAAATTTCTTTAAGACCTTTAAGAGAACCTAACTGTCTATTTTTATTATGAAGGTTAATTATTCTAAACATATAAGAATCAATATCTTCAATTCTCATTTCAGAACTCAATAAACCTTTATCTACATTCTTTGAATAAAAATACTTATTATACATTGAATGATAATAACCTTTATAACCAGGAGAAGATTTAAATGTATCAGTATCAATTCTCCTATCTTCAACATAATTCAGAACTGATTTAACCATCTGAATAACATTATTTCTAGAAACATTTTTGTTATCACCTATAACATAAAGTTCTTCAGGTATTTCCATTTCTAATTGTTTAAGAAGATTAAAATCAGAAAGTGATATATGAGAACCTTCGTGAAGAGCCAAACCAACAGCTACATCAAAATTCTTCTCATTAAGGTTAGAACCTATAACAACTTTCTTACCATCAGTAAAAGATTCATCATTATTATTAAATGTAACTGGTATATTCTTACCAGTAACAATATTAACAAAGTTACCTATGGCTCTTTTATAACCTGATAAAGCAACTATATCTTTACCCTTTGGTTTATCTTCATCAATACCTAAAAATGAATCAACATCATTATCAGAAGAAGTATCCCAAAAGGAAGAAAATGATTTAGTCTTATTTTTAGAAGGGCCAGAACGGAAAGTAAAACCCTTATAATCATTTGAATTAAAACTCATAAATTTTCCTTTTCTATTATTTATCTCTTTTATCATCTATGTAAATATACGGCGAATATCTAATTAAAGTCAAGCACTTTCGTAAATTAAATTGTAACAGTATGTAACAATTAAAGTATTACTTTAAGTATTTTTAAGATATTATTTCCAAATCATAATAAGGATCAATTATTAATGCACCTGTTTTATCATCTCTCCAAGTTACATAATCATTATTAATGGATGTGACCACACCCGTACATTGATACTTCGGTCAGGTACTATTTATATCTCTAACTGTATCTCCAATTTGAATTTGTCCTCCTTTTTACATTTTTGGGATTATTCCACCTTCTTGCATGGTCGAGTTACAACTTTGTGTCATTATACCCCATAAACAATAAGCTGAAAGAAGATGTTCATCCCATTGAATGATTGTTGTGATACCTTCAATGGTTTCAGTTTGATCTACCTGAAAACAAGTTTGTATACCATCACAATCAGTTTCCGTGTCACAAGGGCCCGCTTCACATGCCTCAGCATAGTGGTTTGCACAACATGCATCACACTCATTTTCTTCACCACCACATGTTCCACATATATCATATTTTCCTTCTTGTGGTACATCCTGGATGGTAGGTACCATATAACATTCCTCATCACAACCTACAAATCCATATTCGAAACATTCTGCGGGCTCAGTTGGACAATTTGATACATCACAAACCACGGAGTCATCCCAACATATATATTCAGCACCTGGTCCACCACATACACCACAGTCATCTAATACTGCACAACCAAAACAATCATCATTACAATCTCTGAGAGTTGAGGATGTGTCAAACTCCCATAGGCCACATAGACGACAATCGTCTATATTATTATTTCCTCCACATTCTCCTAAACAATCTTCAACCCAACAGTCACCATCGGCATAAGTTTCCCCTGAAGTTACAAGGTAGTTACAAGCTATTGATTCTGTACAACAAGTTGAATTATCACCATCACATACTCCACATTCATCTTTTATCACACAAAGTAATGCATTACATAAATTTTGATTTTGTGGTGAACAATCACCATCACCAGATCCAGAAATGTCCGGACAGACTATATAAGGTTCACAATTATTAGTACCACACGCACTAAGACCACATTCCGTACAAGTATGATAAGTACCATCACCAGCACATGTAGCTAATTCATTATAATTGTCACTACCGATGTCACACGCATCATTACCAGCTGGAAGACATTCATCATCACAATCACATATTCCATCATTATCAGTATCAATACATTTTCCTTCGGGTTGACATTGGGGGATATTACAAGCATCCATCTGGTAAGTGCATTGAAATTCTAGATCACCTTCAATATTGGCACAATACTCTTCACCTAAAATTGTACAATAATCACCAGTTTCTGTACCAATTGCACAAGTTACTGGTCCTTCTTCATCACAACCACAACCTTGATCAGTTGCTGTAGAACCGCAAACATTATCACAACCAGATGGTCCAGCCTCACCACAACCACATCCAAGTTCTTCATCCTCGTCACAACAACCATTAACTAACCCAGTATCAATACAAGCGCAATCACACCATTCTACTCCAGCTTCATCTGTACTACAAGTCTCTGCGTCAATATTACCAAAACAATCACCACAATCATCCATATCTGAATTAGGTATATGTTCAGTATTACCTTCAGAACAAACATCACAGTCATCTAATACAGCTTCACCATTACAAACACCATTACAATCTACTTCAAGTGATTGACTTCTACATTCATAACTTGCATTGTCCATTGTACAACAATCACCATTACAATCTACTATATTGGTATCCTCTAAATATCCATCTACATATTCACAATCTGCACATTCACCGTAATTACACGCAGCTATAACATCACATATTGTAGCTGATCCACCACATTCCCCTAAACAATCTAATACACCACATCCAAGTCCATCACAACCGGTTGGAGTTCCACAATCAAAGTCATCTAGTTCTCCACAAGTAGCTGGTGGATATTCACAATCATATCCACAACCACCATTATCGCAATTAGTATCTGGGGAAGTTCCTCCACCACCGCAATTATTTTTATAATTTATAGTCTCACCACCACAGACACCATCACAATCCCAAGAATGTGCAGCACATTCACAAAATCCAGAAACATTACAATCAGGTAAATGGTCGTCTGTACCATCTGATGCTGGATATAACTCACTACAATTACCAGTACCACAATAATCTATAGTCTCATCACACTGATCAGTTGCTCCACCACATTCTGGATCACCAACAGCTGCACAATCCCAAAGGGCTACAGCTTCATTGTCACCACAAACTCCACATTCATCTTCTACTGATAAACCACCACATATTCCTGCACAGTCTACACCATCATCACTACTACAATAACAAGAATTATCGATTGGATTACAATTAGGAGTTGGTTCAGAACAATTAGGATTATTATCACCACTACAATTTACATCTTCCATACATTCACCACCGGCGTCAACGCCTGAAGCAGTACATCCTTCTCCTAGGCAACCACCTGCATCGCTATTATCGAGGAAATGACAAGTAAATACTGGTTCCTCACCACCCACACATGTATAATATCCGTCAAAGTAATAAACATCATCTTCACAATAAGAATCACAATCTGGTTGATTACAACCACAATTTTGATTATTTGGATCTGCAACACAATCACCACAGTCATCAACACTTCCATAACCATCGAGACATGAATAGAAGGTATTATAGGTTTCACCTGATGGTAAAGTACTACAACATGATGCTTCACCAGGACCGCCACAATGTCCAGCTTCTGACCAAGTGAAGTTTGATATGTCATTACCACCACATACACCACATTGATCTATCACATCATCACCACCACAAATACCAGCACAGTCAGGTTCCTCATATGAGCAGCATTCAGCGTTCAACGAACAATATGTACAATCACTTATATAACTTTCACCACAACCACAACCATCTGGATCTGTATCATTACAACACCCACTAAAATCCCCACCTGAATCTGGTAATGGGCAATCACCAGTTGAGCAATATCCTCCATTACAAGTACATTCAGCAGATGAGCTTGCATATCCATAAGTTCCACAACAATCAGAATTACTACCTTCACATGAACCACAAAAATTGGTGGATGTACATCCAGAGACACTTGATGTATCACAAGTATCAGCAGTTCCACACATTCCATGATTAGAACAAGGATTATAATTTTCTATTGAATCACAACCAGCTTCACCAAAACAACCATAAGCAGTTCCACACATTCCATGATTAGAACAAGAATTATAATTTTCTATTGAATCACAACCACCATCACCATCAGCACCACTAAAACAGTCAGTACTCGTTCCACCACAATTTTCACAAGAAACTGATGGAGCTGAACAATCACTAGAACCACAAACTGTACCACCACAATAATTAGTTTCTTCGTCTGAACAAGCATAATCTGGAGCTGAACAATCACTAGAACCACAAACTGTACCACCACAATAATTAGTTTCTTCTTCGTCTGAACAAACATAATCTGGAGCTGAACAACCACCACCCTCACAATCAGTTGGTTCACCACATTCACCACAATCAGCTGGTGTATCACATTCAGTATCGAAAGCTACACAACCACCACCACAACCAGCATCACAAGTGAGGATAAAAGCATTACCACCACATTCTCCGGCACAATCTGTATTATTAGTTTCACAGTCACATTCACCGAAGAAATCCCCATCGACATCATAATCGTTATCAACCCAATTATCTTCAACAATGTCTGGACAAAATACCTGAGAATCCGTTGGACATCCGAACCCATCGCCATCGTTATCAGAGTAATAGGTAGTCAAATAAAGACAACATTCATTTCCACCAGGACCATCACCATCTTCATTACAGTCTGTATTACAACCATCTGTACAAGTATTACACGCACTATCATCAGTACAACCATATACTGGGATGACATAATTAAAACTTACTTGTATAACTTCTGATAAGCCCCATGGCAAAGCCGCGAATTGTGGAGATACCCAATCACCAGTACTCGTTACTACACCAGTTATTGTTTCACCTGGAAATTCAGCTGGTGTTAATTCGATTAAAAAATCATATCCAACTGGATCAGAATCTACCTCTAATAGTATATTAATTAATGTAGCAGTCCCGTCGCCATTATCCGTATAACTTATACCACCATTTTCAGGATAATTAATTGTTGCTCCTTGATAAGTAAGGGAAATTGAATCTTCAGGAGTAACCGAATGGTTAAATGAATATGTTAAACTTAAATTTAAAAGTGCCATTATGTTCCCCCATTCCAAGTTAATGTCTTATCACTACCCATACTAGAAATACCTACTATCATACCTTTAACTATAGATGTTATATCACCCGATGCATTAAACCAGCTTCCACCCACCCTCATAGCATAACCAACCATTTGTGAGGACAGCATTGTAATAATATGAGACCCATCATCAATTTCCCCACCAATTGATTGATCTAATATATCAGTAAAGCTTGTACCATCATGAAATTCATCAGCATATGGATAAGAAACAAATCCCCAAGCAGCTGCTTGTGTCTGTACAGTACCATCCCAACCACCAACAACAGTAAACGAAGGATAAGTTACAGAAGGACATGTACTTGGATCCATACATACATCACTACCAGAACAAATTCCATCACATTCAGTACAATTATTATCACAACAACTTCCCTCACTATCACAACAAACACCACAATCAGCAGGACATGTAATTGGATCTATATAATTCTCTGGTAAACATGTCTCACCACCTGGACAAATCCCATCACATTGAGTACAATCACTATCACAACAACCGTCAGCAATATCACAACATACACCGGTATAATCACGACCACCGGATGTACGTGTATCGTAATTTGGTCTTTCCTTTTGTGGAAGAATATCATTCATTAAACTCTGCAATTCTTCAACAGACATATTCTGTAATTCTTTATCTGAATGCTTTTTAGCCATTATTCTCCAATCTTTTTATTTCATCTATAAGTTGTTGTTTGGAAAGTTTTGTTGGAACAGGTGTTGTTCTTCCACCCTTTTTAGATGAAGTATAATCACAACCATAACCAAAACCATCAACACAAGTTCCACAAACATTATAATATAAACAACTTCCATCATCTTCCGTTGCGATATCATCATAGTTACATGCGGTTTCATCCATACATCCAGAAACATATTCAGTTGGACAGACAAGGGGTGTTGAATCACCATGAATATGATTAATAATAACTAATAAATCAAGAACATTTAATGCACCATCACCGTTTACATCACCACATGGATGATATCCCGAACCATCACCCAATATTATATTAATTAATATAACTATATCAAGAACATCTATGGCACCATCACCATTTGGATCACCACATTGACCTTCCGGACAATGGTCTGTATTACCTGGCTCATTATTATGGGTGTACCCACCTTCATGAAATTTTCTTTTAATATTAATACAGGGTTCATTATTACTTAAATAACCATTTAGTCTATCTAACATTTGTTCCAAAGACAATCCACTTAAACTCTGTAACATCTGTCTTTCTTCTGAGCAATTTCCTTGTGGTATTGGTTTGGGTTTTATTTCAGGGGGTCTTGGTTTTGATATTAAATCTTTTTTTAGATTTTGTAGTTGTTCAATAGACATAGAATGGAGTTGACTGTCGAGAAGTTTTGGTTGTGATGGAACAGGTGTTGTTCCTTTACTCTGTTCTAACTCATCTTTTATTCTTTGTAGTTCTTTAACAGATTTATTTCGTAACTCATTATCTAAATATTTAGCCATTGTTCTATTTCTGTAACTTTTTTATATCGTTAATAAGTTGTCGTTTCAAGTTTTCTTCTCTACTTGTTGCAACTGGTTTTGTAAATCCACCTCCTTGGAGTTTTCCACCTTTTCTTCCCAATGGTGGGCCTGTAGGAGCTCCTACAGAAGTTGCCATGTGTGAGTGACTTGCGGTTGATTTCATTGGCATCTGACTTTCCAATGATGAAACTTTACTTTCCAATGTCAAAACTTTTTGTATTAATTCATTTACTTCATCTATTATTTTATTTATCTTACCAGTAGGGGCGTGTGTTTCTATCAAAAGTTCTCTTAGATTATTATAATTCATTATCTTTTCTTTTGTTGTATCTTTTTCAAGTGGTTTCATTGGATTAGGTGTGAATACTTTGGTCTTTTCATATAACCAATTCCATATATTATTAAATGGACCACCTGTTGGTAGTTTATTTATTGCCATAATTTTTTCCTATACTAATTGAAAATCTTTCATCCCCCTAACGATGTTAGATATAATTACTCATATATAAATATAGCATTTGTAGAAATAGAGAGAAATAAAAAACCTCACAATAGTGAGGTTTAATATTAGTTATTTTTTGGGTGTTTGACTGTTACCCGGTGGTTTCTTTAAACCAGCCTTTTTAAGAGATTCAGCTAAAGATTTAACTTCGTCTCCTTTCTTACGACTTCTGTATTCATCGTAGTATAACTCAAACTTTTCTTTTGGTGTAAGTTCGTGATCTATTCGCAACTCTTGTAAGAACTTCTTTAACTCATATTGTTTTGATTTGTCTCTATAGTTAGACTTCTTATATTCTTTATCCCAACCATCTATAAATGAATCAAATTGTTTTATAAGTTTCTTCCATTCTGCTTCAGACATATCTTCGGGGAAGTCCATACGAATATCTTTACGGAATGATTCTATATCATCCCATCTATCTTTTAAGTCATCCGTAGATAGTCTGTCTTTCTCATCTGGATCTTCTAAATCAAAACCATCCAAACCATTCATTAGTTCACTTATGAGATAGTTACAGAAATTGATTCTATGTAAATCATCGGCTGTATTAGTTTTAGCAGCCTCGAATTGAATTTCATCAATAAATTCAATTAGATTTTTTACTATATCATCTGGTATGATTTTATACTTCATCATTACTCCGTTTCTCCCACAGTTTGTTATGTCTTTACTATAAATATATCGTTAATTGAATAAACGATATAAAATAATTAATTGTAATATAATAGTTGATATAGCTAACATTGTTCTAGTAAACTCCATTATGTGGTTATATCGATTTAAGAATCTTTCAACTTTATTTCTTTTCTTTGGATATGGTGTTAAAACTTCCAAACCATTTTCATTACAACAATCCTTATCGTGTTTCCACTTTAGTTCTTTCATCTACTATTTCTCCTATCCGCTTATTTCTATTACAGAAATATAATTCTGTTTCTAACTCTTTTACCTTATCTTGTAATTCAGTTATCTCTAATGCAAACCCATTTCGTTCAATTCGTATCTTATCCCAATACTTATCTTTAACCTCATTACATTCTCTGGCATACTTTAGTTGTCCTTCTAATCGAGTTACTTGTGATGTTAATATAGTTATATTTCTCTCGAACTGAAGTTTGCCATTACCGTGATAATCACTCATTTATTTTCTCCAATACTCTATCCATTTTTCTTATCTTAATTACTTCCTCTATAATTTCTACTTCGCTATCATCAATTTCGGGGGGATATAAATATCCTATCTCCAAATCTCTATCTAACTTATCTATATACGATTGCCAATCAACTGTAGATTCCACCACATCTATTTCAATGTCGTGTGTATGTAATGGCCAGTATATTATCTGTAGTATATATGGGTCATATAAATATAATCCTATACTTACATACCATAATGTAAATAAGGAACTGAACCATTTAAATAAGAATATCTTATCGTGTTCCTTTAGCATAATACTTTGCTCCAACCAATCCCAATATTGTAAGTACATCTTCAGCCACATCTTCTACCTCTTTAAGACTATTCAATGTGTTACCTTCATTGTGTTTCTTTATTAATGTTTCTACAACTTTATACTTTGTGTATCTGTGTATCTCTTCCAACTGATGTTCAGTCATTTTGTTTTACTCCTATAAAAGACCCACACTCCAATGTTAAGTGCACCTATTGCAAAATTGAATAGTGAGTCGTTGTTTACATAAAAATATAAGTTCTGTAATCCAAAACCTAAATTAATCCATAGTACATATTTTAACCATTGTTTCTTCTCTTGTGTCATTTCTCTTATCACTCCGTTCTCCCCGCGAGTATTGTGTATTCTCCCCAGTTAGCCCATCGTTCAAGTGCTATCTTATGTTTATGACAAAATGTTTCTAACTTACCTCTCATGTAAGTAGAATTGCCTGTTATTACTTTAAGGGGTGGTTCATTTAGAAGAATGAAATTCTCTAATAACCTTTCAACCTCTTCATGTCTTACTCCGTGTAAGTCTAACTCTTTCATATATAAATATATCTATACTCCTAATATAAATGTTATTAATGTCACAATATCTAAAATGTTTAATACACCATCTTCGTTTACATCGGCTTCTGTAATATATGAACCATCAAGTATATAATTTATAACCATAACAATATCTATAACATCTACAGAACCATCTCCGTTGATGTCACCATATAGTGTAAGGTAATCCAACCCATACTTCTGTGCTCTAAATGTATTACTACTACCATAGTGTTCCCATACAATCTCTTTGTCGTATGTAACTTCAAACATATATCCATCTGAAGATACTGTAACAAATGTATTCCCATTTGGTAATCTAAATGCTCCACTTTGTTTGGGTGCATAGAAGTCATCTCTAAATGTCCATATAGGTTCAGTAGGTCCCCAAGCTTCTCCATCCTCTATATAGTAATCGTCTGGTGGTCTAAACTCTATAACTTCTGATGTATCATTTTCCATTCCTATTCTACTATTGTTATTGAATAGAATTATATTCTCCCCACCTGGATATCCTACAGGTATCTCATTAACTCCGTGTTGAGCCTCTAACATCTTATCGTTATCATCTCCTCTTCCGTAGTTCTCTGGGTTTCCCCATCTGTATAATATATCTCCATCACCCCAATTATAAGCTATAACATATATCTCACACCAATTGCGTGAGGATAGTAATATCTCATCAAACTCATTTAGACTAACAGCATTAAAGTGATTCCAATCGTTTGTATGATAATCGGCATCTTCATAGAATGTATATGGATTATCTAATTCTCCCATATGTTCTGATACTTTCCATACCCATACCAAATTAGCTCCATACATACCATCAGGTTCTATCTCTAATACAACATCAGGCATAAACCCATCTATGTCTTCTTTAGCAATAGCAAGTATAGTTCCGTTTGGTGTAGGTTGTATGTCGTGATGTAACTGATATTCCCAATCACATACCCAATCCCACAATATAGTTCCATCCCAATCGTAGTGTATTATTCTACCACCAGAAGCTGATGTAGGATCTATTATAGGTTCTCTTTGTTTACAAGGATATATAAGTGTACTATCGGGTTGTAAGTAAGCCATCGATGCAACCTGACAATCTGCATACCATTCATTAATAACATTCTCATCGTTGTCAATAAGATATGTAGTATAGTCAGGATCACCAGTATATAGTGTATACCCCTCAAACACATTAGGTGTGAGAAAACCAAAAAGTATAATGATATGTGTTAAAAATTTTATTTTCATATAGCCGTGTCGAGATGGGAGGATTTGAACCTACGACCCCTTGCTCCCAAAGCAAGTGCGTTAAACCGGACTACGCTACATCTCGTTTTTTATTAGATATAAATCTACCTTTATTATCTTTTAATATAACAGTATTTCTTTTACCTGTAAATCCCCTTGGATTATCTTTATGGGATTTCTTCATACGTTCAGAATGTTGTTTCCTTCTTTCTTCAGACCAATTTCGCATAAAATGATTATTACCTTTCAATGCTTCAGATATCTTCTTTTTAGTTTCCTTACTAGGAGGTCCATGTTTAAATGCTCTATCCTTTAACGCTTTAGATATCTTCTCTTTATGTTCTTTGGATTTAGATTTACCCTTATTATTTTTTCCACCTATACGAGAGGTTTCTATAAATAACTCTGGATTTACCATTTGCTCACTAAGTGATAACCAAGCAACCTTGTCCTCAAGAAATCCCCATTCTTTCCAATACTCTTTATGCATTTGTGCATGTTTAGATACTGTAACAAAAATGGTTTTATTAGTTCTTACTCTTTTCCCATTATGGCATTCTATAATATGATGTCTATGTTTAATCATATTGTTGTACCCTTAACAGGACTCGAACCTGTACGAAGGGAGTAGAAATCCCTAATGCTATCCATTACATTATAAGGGCAAAATTGAGTACAGAGAGAGAATCGAACTCTCGAAATATGGATTTGCAGTCCATCCTATTAACCATTCTAGCACCTGTACATTTAATCATCAAAATCAATCCAAGTAACTATCTCACCTAATATAACAACAAACGCTCCAACAGGTGCTGTAATATATACCCACATTAACGAACCTATTACTCTTAATAGTAACCCATAGGTATGTTGGTCTTTCTTTGATAGTATTTTAGAAAACCACATTAGTCCATCCTAATACAGCCATTAACCATCCTATATTCTTATAATCAGCAAAATTCCAATATCCACTTCTGTATAATCCTAATCCATAATTAATCCAACATAACGCCAAAGTTATACATTCTATTGTATATACCCATTCCATCTATTTATTTCTCCTATCTTTTAACTCCGTGTAATCCCCTTGTTTTACTATTAGGACTCCTTCGGAGTAATTCAACGAAACATCTTTTTGTTAACTCCCTATTAGGGTTATCTCTCAAGTGAGGGGGAACGCTTAAGTCACCTTGGGTTGTTAGCCATAGGTTGACGAGCTGTTTTCTATTTAAGTCTTTTAAGTTCATAGTTATAATTTAATACATTATAGGTATATAAGTCAAGCTATATTAATTGTCTATAGCGAAAAAATTACCCTCAAAATGTATGTCGGTCAGACGCCTTAAAGTAATACTTTAAGTGAAAGTGAAAAACCAAATGAAGATGTGATTTAAATACCCCTTTTATGTCACAAAAATATGGGGGCAGGTAGAAAGGAATAAAAACCCACCCCCTATGAGAAATTAAGCCGCTGTCGCTTCTTCTACTTCTTCTTCATTAAAAAGGTCATCCGAAGAACCGTCATCACAGAATTTTTGTACAATTTGTTTTACGAATGTTCTCTCACTATCTACTCCACCAGCGTCATCATATTGAGGATAGATACTAACCTCAGCCGCTTCTACTAATGAGAACCCATCATATAGTAACCCAGACAATTCAACCGTTGTTCTCGTACTAATACCACTACCTACTCTTGCGGTATCTGATTTAGATTCAACACGAGTTAGGTTGGCGATTTTTGCTACATTACTTAATACTACTGAATCAACATGAGGGAACATATAAGTCAAAAGTTCATTTTCCTCTGATTCACTTAATACATCCATCTCTACTATAGTGAACCTATCCATTAGAGCCTTATCCATAACTCTAGTAGAAGTATATTCATTACCGATATTTGCTGTCGCAATAAATGTAACTCCATCGGCGACCTTAATAGTAGCCTGTCCATCTTGTTCATCTAACCGAAGATATCTTTGACCATAATCTAAAACAGTCATTAAGATATTCCACGCATCTGGATGTGCTCTTGAAAGTTCATCTAATAGTATAACCGCGTTTGGTGTCTGAATAGCCTTAACAAATACTGACTCACTAAAATAGGTTCCAGAGTTTTTCTCGAAATGGACATTACCAATAAGAGTAGCTCTCGGATCTTGAGTCGCACCCAAGTTAAAGTAGAAGTCAGGTCTATCTAAACTATTAACTAACGCCTTCGCCGCCATAGTCTTACCACAACCAGCGGGTCCAGTCATCATAATATTTTTACCCCTAACGCCAGAACGTATAAGGTATTTCCACTTCAATTCATTCATCATCAACCCTTTAGGTTTTAACGAGTATGAGTTGTGTATAAACGCTAGTACTTCAGCGTGATCGGTAGGTACTTCAATATCAGAAGAAACCTCGTTAGAAGACGAATTTAGAACCGAAGAATTTTCTAGTTCATTCATCACCTTATCAGTAACTCTCCTCCACGCAAATCCACTCTTACCATTAGTAGAAGGGAAACGCCCTATTAAGTAGTCACCATTATACGCATTCTTTCGACAACCTGAAGTGATCTCGGAAGTGTACTTAGTACCATCAGAAGACCACGCGTTATATCGATTGCCTGATTTCTCTATCTTACAAACGACATCTGGTAGTAATATTTGTTTAGCCATTATTTAAAGCTCCTTTTTGATTATTGTTTAATTTCTTTCTCATCTTACTCTATAATATAAGCCTTTTTTACGACATAAGTCAAGCTTTATTTTAAAAAAAGTGGTGGTTTTTATTTAGACCGTTCTAAAACCACCAAAAAGAAACCGCTGTTTTAGTTTGTGATTAATGTGGTAAACTAACTCGCTATCAAGTAAAACACACAATCTTCTACAGGGGATCTCATCATCTTTGTCTGACCACTTTGGTGTCATTCCGTCTGCCTTCCGCTTCTTAGGATTTACCACAGGCTTCCCTTGTATTGATATCATTTCAAAAAACTTTATTTCTTGTGGAGTTTCATACACCCTCCGGAACTTTTTACGCTAGTCTGTCAATTCAGAACTCCCAACGTGCCCTTCGTAGGGGAAAAATCAATCCATTATTTTATCTCTCTCATCATCTACTTAAATATACGGCGATTTTACGATATAAGTCAAGCGTTTTATTCAATTAAATTGTAACAAGATGTAACAGTCGTTAAAGTATTACTTTATGTCATAACGCCTGACGATAAGTGTGAAAGTGTGAATCCCTCATAATTTACGGCGAATTTGCTATATGATACAAGCTTTATTTATAGAGAAGGATAAGAAAAATATTCTAACTAAATGCGTTTAAGTAGTTGATCCAAGAAATACTTGTATTATACAAGTAATATTGTCAGGCAAAAAAATGGGGATCTCGAAAAGGAGTAAACGAGATCCCCTTGCAAACGCGATTAGAAAGGAAAGAAAGAACCGCGTTTTAAAGTTAGTTTTGTGACATATTTAGGGTATTTTCATCACATTTGATAGGTTGTATGTTACAACTATTCAGGTGAGTGTCAGGCACGCCAGCCAAAAAAAATTCTTTCAGACACATACACCCTTTATTAAATCAGGTCTAAGTAATAGTACGTTTTTAGTATATTTTATAGTCATATTATGTAAATTCTCCACTCTTCACCACTTTAACCCACTACAATCCATTATTGAGTATGTCATATTTTATTGAGTCTTATCCAATGATTTTAATGGAGGTTTTCGCAGTTTAGACTCCTTTACCTGTCGAGGAGCTCGTTGAGTTTGTCGAGGAGCTCGTTGAGTTTTTTGTGGTACTTTAACTTTTCGCGTTTCTTTTGGTGGAATAGTTTTTTCAGGCAAATCTTCCTTATAATCAGGGTCTTCTTTTGGTGAAACTTCTTCAAATCTAGGCACTACTACTACTTCTTCTTCTATAAGGGGTATTCCTATGTTAGATTTTTTCAGATTATTAACCTTATCATATAAGTTATCTATTGATTCTTTAATATTTGTTATCCCATCTGGATTGTTCATTAATCCTATTATAATACTATATAGTCTATTGTTAGTTCTAGTTATGTCTTCAATAAGAGATATCATATTTAATAAATTATCTCTATTTTTAGCAACTGTTTTATCATGTATCATTTTTTACTTTCTCCTAATTTGGTAGGTCTTCTTTGTCTATTTTATTCATTTCTTTCTTCATATGTTGTATAAACTCATTTGTATTACAATCAAGGTCCATCATCATTTGTCTCATCATCATACCATCGGCTACAGCCTTTGTTCTTGTTATGAATTGTATCATAAACATTACTACAAACATCAATCCTAACTTTGGCCATGTTAGATGTTCACCCATTATATACCCAACGACAAAATATAATAAACATTGAAATATTGTTAAATTAATTCTACTACCTAAAAAGTTTGTTATCATTTTTTTCCTAAATATTCCCATAATAACTCCGGTTTTTCAAGTGCTTCGTATTTGTATTTTCTATGGAATGCGTTGTGACACTTCCAACACAATACCACTCCGTTTGATCTGTCATATCTATCTTTCGGGAATTTCTCCCAACTCTTGATGTGATGTGCGTGGAGAGCTCGTGTTGTTTTAAGTCTTTTGTCGCATTTCTCACAAACATACCACTTACGAAGTCCTCTCTTTGCTCTGTTTAATTCGAATACACTCTTTCGCCATGATTTGTATCGTACTTCCGACTTTGATGATTTCCATCTATTTCCCTTTTTGAATTTCAATTTGATAATTTACCAAGTAACCGCAATCACCACACCAATGTGGTTTACATTTATGGTCACTATAAACGCGTTCGTGATCTTCACAATATTCCTTTGTTTGTAACTGATGATATGTATCTTGAAACATTAACATATCGCGTTTTTCATTTGATAATATGTCTTGTCCGCATGTTTTACAAATCTTTGTTAAATATTTATTTTTACGAGCCTTACGAGAGCGTTTCTTCGGTTTGATGATTTCCTCTTCTATTTCATCGTTTATGATGGTTTCTTCTTCGATGTCATCGGATGGAGGGGGGCTCAATATCTTCCCCTCAAAATTTTTTTTACACATATTATAAACTTCTCACTTTATCTGTTTCTTTTAACTCATCACCCAATTCTATAAGTCTATCTCTCAGTTCAGCATTTTCCATTTCTAATGATAATACTCTATCTTCCATATTATCTCCCATCACATCACTGTGTATTTCATCAATAACTTCTTTGTCGAGACACCATAACATTCTTTGTAGTTGTTCCCTTAATTCAGTTATACTGTCAGCCTCTAATTGTAAATCTATAGTGTGTGCCATAGGTTTACCAGTTTCATCATCATAGTATGCTTCTTGAATACTAAGCCATTCATCACCATCTTCTGATGTTCTACGAACTACTCTATAATCCCACTCTTTACTCATATCTTTACTCATATCTTTACTCATTTTATAATCCTCTTTCATCTTTTTTATTTAATTCACCTAATAGTTCTCTGTATATTACCATAGCTATTAGTTCCCTGTTACTCTCTACTCCCAAATCAGCATCTTCAAATTCATCTAATATACCTTTAATTTTATCAACAATAGAACCTGTCATTGCAATACCCATTATAAACCTCGCTCATCCAAACCAAAAAATTCCTCTAGCTCTGCTATTGTCATTTCAGCTATTTTCTTTTTTGTATCTAACTTAAAAAAATCAGCATCTTCCCAATATTTTAGGACTCTGACAACTTTTAATTCGGCTTTCATTCTTTCTTGTTTATTCATCGTGCGAAAAATATAAACATACCTAACATTATAAGTTTGTCTAATATCCATAACGCAATTAAGATTGTTAACTTTCTATCTACATTTAGTTTCATAACCATTTTCCTTTTTAATATCATACTACCTTTCGGCGGTCTATTTCTATTCGTTTATTTTTAAGATTGATTGCTGTTAGACCAATCGTATGATAATTTTCCCGCTACTTTATGGAATTACATTAGTTGCAACTGGACCTCGGTCACTTGTTCCAACCGTATATGTAACTGTTTGTTCTTCTGTAAGTGTTTTGAATCCTTCCATTAGAATTCCACTCATGTGTACAAATAAATCTGACCCACCATCTGATGGAGTTATAAATCCGTAACCTTTTTTGTTATCGAACCATTTTACTGTACCTTGTCTTGTATCTGCCATGTTACTTTACCTCTTTGTTTCTTGTTAATCGGTAGTATTCAGTTAATCACCTACTAATCTCTCTTCAAACTTTGCAGTAACCCCAATGATACTTTCAGTTTGATTAACCTATCCTACCCGTCTTGTTGTTTGACTA